ATAGTATCCCACGCATAAAGATATGTCCCGTTAGGCCATACTCGTTTTGGTAATGCTGTACCTGGAACTGTAAACTCATCTAAAAGATCAATAGTTAATGATCCTGTTTCAACCCACTCAAAATAGAGATCTGGTATAGCTTGCGAAGAATTATTTAGAAAAATCTCAGAGAAATCTAAAGATTTTTTATTTCCCTTTACACTAACAACAACACCAGACTCTCCGACAGATTCATCTACTAGTATTCTAATATTTTCAGCGTGAGAATAGAAACCATTCTGAGGTAAAGAATGCCCTCCATCTTTCATCATGCCTTTTTCAAATGTATTTATATTCTGATCTCTCATTATCTATTAAAGTTTTTTCTTATTTCAGGAGAACCTAATGTTTTAAAAAATGTCTCGTGTGCATTTATATTAGGAAGCAATCTCATAGTTTGATTCTTAATAGCTTCAATCTGATCGAGATTAGGCATCTTAGCTTTATTACCTGCTTGCCCTACATACCACGCCCACTCTTGTTGAGAATGTTCAAATACTGCTTGAGGTAAAGTTCCTCTTCTCCAAGCTATATAATCTACCTTCATTGTAAGATACTTCTTTACAGCTAGTTGGTAGCTTGTGTCTTCAGGGATAAGAGGTAAACCTTCTTCATCTGTAGGAATAGCTAAGTATGCCATACATACCTTACCCTCCTTTACAGATAGTGTGATATTATTATTGTTTAAATCAAATGTAATAGGATTAAAACTAGAATCTACTTCTGCTGTCATATCAAAAGACATTATACCCCCTTCAGTATTTGAAAGGGAATCATCTCTTTGTTCATAATTAGAAGTTCCATCTTCGTTTGTAACTTTTACTAACTCCCCCCAGTTTTGCTCTTGAATATGTGCAGCTAAATTTGTAAATCCTTCTATACCACAACATCCTCCATCAAGTAAATGATGAAAGGTGTTTCCAGAATACTCTGCAGGCATACCATTTACGGCTACTTGCTCTAACTGATGAAAGTCACAAGGTAAATGTGCTCTGTAATTTGTTATATCTAAATCAGGATTATCTTTATGCCCCGTTACTTTTCTTATATATTGTCTAGGATGTCCTATCAAGTTAAGAGCTTCCTCTGTCCACATCATTATATCAACCCATGGAAGTTCAAACTGATAACCATTATCAGCATATACTTGCTCCATTATTGAATTTAGTGATATATATTTTCCATTTAATGCCATATTATTCTATTTTTATTATCTAAGGTAATTCATCAGAGCTAGCTGAAATTAAGTTATTGTAATCCCATTCTATTAGGACAGTGACATAACAATTTTGAGCTGAACCCATATCAGTATCATCTTGAACACCTATATTTATTAAATCTCCAGCATCAAAATGTTCGGCGTTAGAGAATACAAAGTTAAAAGCATGGTAATCATCTGTTGCGTCTATTGCTATAGCTTCAGATTCTTCCGATATTGTTGCGGCCCCATAATCAGGGGCAGTTGAGTATACTGTAACAGTTCTTGTAGCTGCGTTTGTAACAGCATTCATTCTCATAGAAACGGATACTACTCTACCATTTGCGGGCGCCATCATTCTAATATCTATATCAGTGTAAGAATTTGATGAGTACTCATACTGATCTTGCCAGGATAAGTAGTGCAGAGTAGTACCTATATCGTCATAGAAGTTCATGGGGTAGGTTTGGTATACCTTACCGATAAGCGTTCCGTCTATCTGTAAATTACCTGTACCGTCAAGTTGGGCTATCTCTCCAAACGTACCTGCTGAAGAACCTGAACTACCTGCTCCATGACCATAAAACCTTATCAGACCGCTAACACCCGTACCTGTACCTCCACCACCATAAAGAGCTAAGTGCCCTCCAGACACATCAGTTCCAGTTGCTGAACCTGCTTTTATAGTTATTCCTCCTCCTCCACCACTACTATTATCCCGTCTGAGTATTGAGGTAGTACCATTGTCATTATCCCCTATAGTCAAAGTTTCAGAAGAGTAAGACAATGATGATTCAGCTTGTATAGCAGACGTACCATTACCTGTCAGCACTGCATTAGAAGATAAAGTTGTAGCACCAGTACCACCACTGCCTACAGCAAGTGTTGCTGATAATCCTGAAGCATTACCTGATAAGTTACCTGAGAAAGTTCCTGAAGTAGTACCAGCTATTGTGGTATTACCTGAACTGTCAAATGTTATACAAGTTGTTCCGTCATCATCTTTTATATCGTTGCCTTTTACAGTAAGATCTCCGTCTATAGATAAATTTCCCTCTTTAGATATAGTAGCAACTTCCGCTGTAGACTGTACTGAGGACCCAGAAGATCCTGCAACACTTGAATGAAACTCTATTGAACCCCCCGCCGCATCACCTGTAGCAGCTCCTGCTGATATAATTAACTTACCTCCTGCGGCATCTGTTCCAGAATTTGCCCTTCTAGATATTTTAGCATCTCCAGTATCAGGATTACCAATTATCATTTCTTCATCTGAAGTGTTATAAGTTAAATAAGCCTCAGATGTAAGAGCGCCTGTTCCATTTCCTGTGATTATAGTGTCTGCTGCTATAGAAGTTACTCCTGTACCACCTTTAGATACAGGAACTGTATCTGATAAAGTAGTACCTGCAGCGGTTACTGTTATATTTCCAGTACCATCAAAACTAACTCCATTTATAGTTCGCCCAGTTTCTAAAGCTGTAGCAGTTGCGGCATTTCCCGTAGCACTTCCAGAACTTCCTGATACGTTACCAGTAACGTTACCTGTTAAAGTAGCATTTAACGTATTGGCTACTGTAGTATTTCCTGACGAATCAAATGTAATGCAAGATACACCATCGTCATCTTTAATATCATTACCATTAACTTGTACATCTCCCGCTATAGTTGTTAAAGATGTTGTAGTATTTGCTATAGTAACATCTACTTCGTCTTCGGCGTCTCCGTCCACTAGTTTTAATCCGCACACAAGTTCTCCATCATGCGAGGCTATCTCAAGTTCTAATTGTCCTCCCTCTGATCCGTGTGATGCATCTGAAATCTGTCCTAAAATTCTTGCATAACTTTCCTGGTTTTCAGCATCATCTTCTGCCCTAAACAGAATAACACCAATAACTTGCCCGTCTGCGGCAGCAGCGCCCCTATCTTTATCGAAGATTATAGAGGCACTTCCATGATCTGCGTTAGCGGTAGTTTTTAAAGTAAGTGAAGGATCTCCTAAACCGCTAGATGTTACATTAATTGCTTGAGCAGTAATATCTATTTGATTTTCTGCAATACTCATTACCTCTGCATTATTGCAGTCAAAATGAATTTCGTTTGCAGTTTCGAAATCTACCTTAGTTTCGTCGTCTTCACCTATCTTTATATCTGTAGCAAATAAAGATGTTATTGTTGTTTGCGCAGGATTAACTGTAAATGTTAAATCATAAGGATCAGAGTCAGAACCATCAGAGACATCTGTCCAATCTATATCGATTCCTGCAGTTTCTACAAACTTAATTTCCGAACCATTGGTGACAGTAACTTCTGTACCATCGCCGTCCTCTAAAATAAAAGAAGAGACAACCCCTATATCAGATGCCACCTCTGTCCCTGTTCTGTATTTAACTATATTATTAGAGTCTATTGTAAGATACTTGTCAGGGTCAGTGGTATCATTTTGAAGCCCCTCAACTTTTAAAGGATCTGTTGTATCCTTTACGTGAAGTTTATGCGTAGGAACTTTGACTCCGATACCCACTCTAAACAGAGTAAACATATCGGAGGACTTAAGCTTAACTTGCTTCCAAAATGATATTATCTTATCTTTTATTGCCATCTACATAAAGTAATCTAGTTCACGTTCTTTATCTTTTAATATACTAGCTAATCTTCTTGTATTAGTTCTAGTAGGAATAAATGAATAAGCTGTTATATTTTTAACTATCCCTTTAGTCCAATAGAATCTATACTTGTATCCACCAGTATGATCGTTTAGATGATAAATCCTTTTCCCTAGCTTTTTACTTGCAGCCCAATCAATCTTCAATTTATTCTTATCATCGTATTTCATCTTAGACTTCTTAACTCTAATAGTTCCTAATCTATAAGGTAACCTCATTTCTTCTGAACTTATTAGAATCTCGTCTATAAATAATTTATTAAATTCGTCGCATATTTTTCTATAAGTTTTTTTATCTACTTGTAATTCTTCTATTGTATTCTTTTTATAATATTTATACGCCTCATCAGAGGCATGATCTTTTTTATAAACTCCTTCTCCACGCTTTGCATTCTCAAACATTATTTCTGTTGATTAGGTTGTAGATCTGATTTTGCGTTATTAGAGTTATCTGTGGGCATTTGAACAAATGGTTGCATATTTGTAGCTAACATACTTTGCTTAATCAAATCTAACATAGATGTAGAGAGTGGATATTCTTCTATTTCTGCATCGTATGAAGGAGTACCATCATCTTTTATATAAGACTCTATATCTTTAGGGTTTTGCCAAACACCTTCTACTTTAATTTTTTCTAACATCTCGGCGCCAGGACCAAGAATATATACAAAACTATCTAATAAGAAAGCAAACGTCATGCGCTTCGTATAACGGTTGTTTCCTGCCCAAGGAGCTCTATTGTAAGGAATCATATGAAAGTTCGTAGAGAGTATTCCTGTGGGCCCTATAGCAGTAATTAAATCTTGGTGCGAAGTCTCAATAGCATTAGGGATTTTTTCTTTAGAGCGTACAATTGTAAGATCACCAGATAACCCACAAGTAGTTCCTGAAACAGTTTTAACCTCTAAGCAATGTATTACTTGCTTAATGTTATCAGATATACTTCTACGCTTATTTACATCTTGACGAATGAATTGAGCCCTCAAGCTGTTAATCTGAAACTCTACTTGACGATCTGATATAATCTCATCATCAGATTGTATTCCACCTCTGATAATGTTTTTTATATCATATACTATTTCTTTTATTGTTGCCATTCTAATTTAAATTTACTTGTAAATATCCTTCGCATCCTTTTTCTTTATTCCATATATAAGCTTGAGCCTCTCTCGGGGCATTGTACCCCATTGTTTTATGCCAAGCATCGTTAGTACAAATGCTAGGTAGAAATCTTACTTTAACTCCTTGATAGGTGTTAACGATTTCTCTATGCTGGTGCCCACAATGAACCTCTCTATAAGGGCATTGTGCAAACATGAGCGGCTGTTCTGTCGCCATAAGAAGAGGCATATTTGCTGGCTTCTCCTTATCCCCATGCGTAAACATAAGCATATTCTTTCCGTATCTGTAATACTTTCTTGAGTCATAACTATTATCTACTGTCACTGGATCGTAGTCTTTATACCAAGACTCTATTACTTCTCCTATATAAAACATACGTTCGAAGTCGTGGTTACCTTGAATCACAATAACATCTACTGGTGCAAATGCTGATAAGTAATCAATCGCAATAACTAACAACTTCCAATAACCTCTAAAGGTTTCTTGCCACTCTTCAGCATCGTGCTGCGGAGTGCCTTTAGTAGTGGCTCTACTATATCCCTCAGAATTCAATCCATCATTACCAATCGGCAAGATGAATTTTTCTATATTCAAGCCTTCTGCCTTTCTATGTAATTCCTTAATAGTATTTAAGAAATCGGCATTAGCTTGTTTTTGAGACATACCGCCTATCTTACCATAATGAAAATCAGGTAAAGATATTTCGTAAGCTACAGGAGACCCCTTCTTAAAGCTATAGACTGGATCTACAACCTGCGGAATATACTGCTTCATTTCTTCAAAGAACTTCTCTTTAAACCCAGTAAGATCTTTTTTATCTTCTTTTGTTACAATAGAAAACCTATATTCTCCCGAGCCTGATTGCCAGTGCTTTACTGACTGCACATCTTTTTTATCTATCCCTCTCTCTTTAAGATGTAAATCGAGTTCGGGTATGTTAGGAATTATTGTTTCTCCTACATCATCTGTTACAGTTGTATTAGAATTATTATCTATCCACTGATAGCCTCCCGCATAACTCCTACTTCCTTTAAGTACTTTTCTAATATTGCTATCATCAATACCTAAAGCTATTGCGGCTTCATTCGCATTAGAGAATTCATCTATAAGATTTCCTTCTCGGTCCAATTGCTGTATCATCGTTTTTTAATTTTTTCTAAACTTCTACCTGCAAAATATGCCCCATACACTGTAATTAAAAGTGTTTGGTATATTGGCACATATGCTGGGGCTATTGTAAACCCTCCTGCATTCCCATCAAAAATTGAAATAACAACAAACATTGCTGTTAAAAATATACATATCAGTGGACGAATATTTTTACTAAGCCAATTATCAGATTTCATATCAGCTTCCCAGCGTCGTGTAACCTGCTCTTGAGCGTTAGCTTCTGCCTGCACAAGCACTTCTTTAATCTTTTGCTGTGCAGCTAGCTTTTCTTCTTTAGATGTAGTTAAATTATCAAGCACGTCACCGACTTGCTTAATAACTCCTCCACCTAATATATCTAAAAGCTTACTCATATTCCTCGTATTATATCCGCAGTTTTATAAGCAGTGTCTCCGTCTGCATCTTTATATGCATCTAAGACAAGCTTTCTATTTTTATCTTTTCTTAATGATAGATGAATCCAAGAAAAATCAAATTCGTTTATCATTTGATCGAAATCTAAACCACTTTTTAGAACCCAATCGTACACCTCTTTATTACACATCTCGCCCTTTCTCCAAAACTGGAGGTCAAGCGCCTGGCCTTTACAGTGTTGCGATTTTTTACTTCCCCCGATAGCGCGATTTAATCTAGGGCTTCTATACCCAGAACTAACACGAATGGGGCCAAGCTCATCCCGCATAGGCTGTATAAGGTTTGTAATTAATCGCTGCAGGTTTTCTAAATGCTCCTTAGTCGGCTCATTAGGAATGCCTTTTCTCAAAGCTGTATTGCTATGAGTAATTTCAGATAATACAAAGTTTTTACTTAATCTCATCTATATATACTTTTTTAGTTAGTATTCCATCTGTTGCAAAATACAAACCTGTTGACGGGGTTACCTTTCTACCAAGTAAATCATAATAAGTGTGTGGTATAAAATTTGCACTTTCTAACTCTTCTATACCTATAGTTAAACAGCCTACATCAACTAGTTGTTGTGTAAACTCTTGAGGCCAAGTGCCTAAAGAATCTATCCAATCCACATCAGATAAGAATCCATACTCTATATTATCTACATAAAGATAAGCTCCGTTCCAGCCATCCCCATAAGTGTCTTGCATATTGATTTGATAATAAGGGGGAAGAATTACTGCTCCAAGAAAAGGAGCCCCACCCTCTAATAATACTCCACCATTACATGTTAAGATTTGCCAAGTAACTTCATCGGGAAAATCTCCCGAAGTACATTCTACAAATACTTGTTGCTGTTGAGCGTTGGCTTTTCCTATGCCTATAATAAACATAAAAATTACTACTAGACATACTACTAGTACTTTTGCTTCGTTTAATCTTCTGTTCTTCATTACTGAAACTTATTAAAAATTAATTTATCGATTTCTTTTTGCACCCCTTTCTTATCTATGGGGAGTTTAAATGTAATGTCTGATGCAAATCTAGTGATTTCTTTTCCATTTTCAAAAATAATTAGGGTCGGAAGTGAAAAAACCTTGTATTTCTTTTGGATATTTGAGTGTTTTAACACATCAATCTTATATACTTGACAGTCATTTAATTGAGATAAATAGGAGCATTCATTACTTTTATTCCACTCTGCCCAAAATTCTATAATAGTAATTCCTTTCGCAACTTTATTATCAAATTCCCCAGAACTCACAAACTCCTGGGCAAATATATTTAAAGGCAGTAGTAATATAAGTAATAGCTTATTCATATAATTTTTCTTTAATCATTTTAATATCTTCCTTGATTTCAGAAACATCATCTTGAGTAGTCATAATAGTTTGGCGTATCAATTGATCTTTCATATCAAACTCCATTCTAGTAATTTCTGGGTCTGGGGGCTCAGGTAATTTCTTAGCCTCTGCTATGTCTGCCTGAAGAGCGAACCACATACCTACAATAGTAGCTATCCCAAATCCTATCCCTGCTAATGTTTTAATACTTACATTAAAACTTGTATCTTCATTTAATTCTTTTGCCATTACTTTTCTTTTATTTGGTTTGCAGCCAATAATAATTCAATCGCATGTAATCTAGCAGATATGTCTGCTAAAAGTGATTTAAGCTCTGAATCTGACTGTTCTAATTGATATACTCTTGATTTTATCTTAGTACATTCATTATTTAAATTTATCCATAATCCCATGGCGGTAGCTAGTATTACTGCTACTCCTATAACTAGTTCTATCATTCCTATTGATACCATTACTTTTTGTTAGCAAATTTTTCTACCCCTGATATACCAAAGCAACCAAGTACAACCCATACGAATGAATCATATACAAACTCATTTATTACTAAATCTTCACCTATCCAACCCGTGACAAGATCAGCTACCATTATAAGACACATTATAGCAAAAGCTACAAACCCTACAATAGCTTTTTCATTCCAATTATTATCGTCTTTGAAAATTTCCATAATCGTCTTCATCTTTAAATTTCTTTTTTTTACTATACTTTTTCTTGTTCTTATGAACTTTAGGAGATGTCTGTTCCCAAATCTCATCGGGCGTTAAGTTTACCCATTTATACTTTTTACTCATCAGAAAATTAAATAATTAATACCCGCCTTACATTCATAAGACTTTATATCCCAATACTTCAGATGTCTTCCTTCTAAGAATACTCCTAAGTGGTTGTTTATTTTACTTCCTATAATCACACCTACATCCCACTCTACTTTGTTATTCTCATACTCATAAGAAAAATCATTTAATCCTTTATGAATAGGATAAATAGAGCACCAGGTATGTAACCATAGATTATCTTTATATTTATAATAGTCAGCTCCTATTACACCAGAAACTTCCTGCTGAAGGCCCATAGATTTAAGTTGCCGCCTATTGTATTCGTTTACAGCTTTAGTGAAGTGATATGTATAAAACTCTACATCTGATACTGCCACACACATATTGTCTCTAGTCCAACACTCATTATCATCACTGTAAAACCCAAAGTCATTAGCTAACTGCCACCAATGCTTATTCTCTGGAATTGCAAACCATGCCTGTACAGGAGAGTATCCATATACAGGGTGGGAACGATGGGCCACGCCTAATGTAAAATCTAAACCTCCCAGATTTTTACGTAGCCTAAACTCGCCCTGTGTATATTTTAAATCTATTAAGCCGTCGTCTACATAAGCAGCTCGGGCTGTAAAGTGATTTGATATATATCTCACTTTATACTCATGCTGTTGGAACTCCATTCCTCTATTACGAAGTGTGGAGTACTCTAACAAATACTCTAATCCAGGAGCATTAGATACAGTAGCGTAATCGCTTATCTCATTCTCTGTTCCAGTATAAAATCTACCCTTCTTAACTTGATAATCAAACCTAGCTATCTTTCTAAGCCCTACAGTTAAATTAAAGTTAGGCTCACTAACTTGTGTAATCTCTACAAGCTGTCCTGAACCCGCTACTCCATCAACCATAAACTGTTGATTCTCTGCAAAAGGAGAACCTGTATTTATACTAGCATAGAATGTAGAAAATCTAAATATCTGTGCTTGTGCTACAGTAGTAAGTAATAAAAGTATGTATAATATATTTTTCATATTAAGCGCTAAATGTTACTCCATGTACACCTCTATATGTCGAGTTAGAAGTTAAATTACGAAGACTAAATTTTTCAACAGTTCTTCCATCATCAGATGTGAACATAACATTTGGATTCCCCTTTCGGAAGGCAAAAGTTCCATTTGCCCCTTTCAATTTTCGAGAGAGACATGTAACTGCGCAATTTCCACTAGTGGCAGCAGCATTCGTATAGAAAGTACCAAAAGCTTTTTTATATAAAGATTTGAATTTAACAACTCTTCTGCTAGATTCTGCCACTGGTTTATTACCATTACCGTATCCCATTAGTCTATAAGATTTGAAGCTATAGAAGCTCTTTTTAATAAAAATACATTGCAATCTGCATCACTGTGCATTCTAAGTGCTGTTATTTTTCCATACAAAGTGTCTCCAGCTGCTAATACAGTAGTTGAGCAATCTACTCCGTCAATAGTTAAAACGTCAAATTTTGCCCCATGAGTAGTAGCAGTTGAATCTACTTTTAATCCGTACCACCCATATGCATAATCAGCGCTAGTATAATCATTCTCATCATCATCAGCAACAAATGTTATCCCATGACGAGAGTAATCCAGATCCATTTGATTTTGTATCTTAGTTTCTATTCTTGCTAATACTTTAGCTAAATCTCTATTTCTATCCATTTTATTTTATTTTAACATGATTCACAATATTCAGCATTGCATAGCTCTGCCAATTTATCTTTATACATATCAATCTTAACTTGATTTTTTTCTTTTAAAGCTGCAAGCAATGATTGATAATACGTATATACTTCTAAGTGCCTTTTATTTTTATCTAATTCACAATCTTTTAGAGAAGAATTAAATACTGCGTCTTCTATACAAGATGTAAAAGCGGCGTCTATACACATTCCGTTATCTACCTCTGCTGTAGAATCGTAGTTAATAGATTCGGAATTTGTACATCCGTATACTTTTAAACTTAATGTTAAAGCTTCAAATGTTGTTGCCATTATAATATTACTTTTGTAGTTATTACTTTTCCAAACTCGCTTATCAATTTGTAAGATAAAGGCGTAGTACCGTTTCCAACAGCCTTAATACCTATAGAAGTATCTTTCAATATTACAAATCTTTTACTGTAAGTAGAGTTACTACTCAACCCTACAACCTCTGTTATTATATCTCCAGTATCTAAATTGTAGATTACAACAGAAGATTGTGAAAAATCTCCGTCTTGTTGTGAAGTTTCAACTATTAAAAATACTTCTGTGAATTCTATAACATCTTTTCTTAATGGGAATTCACAAAACTCTGTCTGTAAAGCAACCGTATTTTTATCACAATCTAACTCACATTCTCCATATTGAGTTATTTTAACCGACCCTTTTTCAGTAGATGAAGAATAATTCTCTCCTGTTGGATATATAGAAGGGCCTCCTAGAATTTCATATGTACCCAGTCTTATAGGAATTGAATGTTTACCATAAAGTTTATGTATTGGATTATTTCCGTACATAACTTCCAGCTGCACATAATCCCATATAGGATTTTCTTTATACCCAATAGGTATAAACCATAAACAACCACTATTTGTATCTATGTTATCAATATTACGTATTTCCGAAACTTGCGACACACCATACATAGGACTAAGCCAATGAGCAGCTGCTGCTTCACTAGATATAAAAGATGAGCTTGCTACTATATTTGCTGAAGTATCATAAATTACCCATTGTAACGTTTCGAGCATAGCTGGAGTTACCTCGTAAGGTTTAGCTATAGCGGTCTTAATATGTAATGTTGAAGGCTCTGGGCTTTCAAAATCACATACAGTCGACGAGCATATTGTTACTCCCTCTATAAAATCTCCAGCATATGTATTAATAGCATCTTCTGCACAGCATATATAAACAGTATTATTTTCATTTGCACATATAGAAGAATCGCAAATTTCACATTCCTCATTTGATATAGGAATATTATCTAATAAAGTAAAATTAGTTGTAGAATTTGTAAATCCGCTTTCACAACATATAGGAGTTAAAGGTAATCCATCGCATATCGCAGGCAGCACACAGGAATCATCATCAACTGTTGCTACTACATTATAATTAAGTGCTAATGGATCTGTACACCCAGAATAAATACAAACATTTTCTGTATCTACATTTGCACTAGGATTATAATTCTCTGCTGCAACATCCATACATCCCTCTACAGGAATAGACGAACCATCACAATAATAACCTGGTACTGGGAAATTACACATACTTTCATTTCCTATGGTTGCATTAGGGTTATAATTACATGCGGTCATGTTCATACACCCTTCAATATCTGCAGGCGCTAAAAGGAAAGGAATTTCAGTTAAATCTATAATAAACTCTTCTGCATCACGAACAGTTATTTCATATACGTGATATACAGGTATAGATTCTACCGAGCCCGTAACCTGTGCTCCCTGACTATTAATATAAGTTGTATTTCCTATCGTAGGAGTAGGATGTAGGCCATTTGAAGCTAAGTACCCAAGAACACCCGATTGTATATTACCAATACTATCCCAAACTTGCCCATCGTCAAATAGCATGTATGAGGGGGATTGCCCACTAACATCAGTCACATACTTTACGAATTCAACACCAGAAAAGCCTCCAAATATTTGCTCTACACTTGAGGTATTAAGATCTATAGTTTCATCAAAATAAAAATAATACCGAATTTTACTAACATCTGCATATCCATCTAAACTATTAGTATATAATGTTGAGTAATACTGATCTATATAAGGATTACTCATCGCGAATCCAGCCTCATCCCCATAGTAGTATATGTCTGCAAGGCTTAGTACATTATTCGAATCATAAATATTATATGAAACAACACCATTAGTTTGAGGGTTTTCACATATAATTTTTAAATTATCAGCAGAGACTTTTTGAACTCTACTAGAAATCGTTGGGGGTTTCCATTGATATAAGTTATTTCCTTGTGTTATATAATTAGCAGAACCAGCTTGTCCTGTAATAAAGTCATTATCTATGAATTCTTTCCACCCATAAATTGCCTGCCCTGTCAAAGAATTTGGCGATAGATTAGAGTCTATCGTTCCGTGGTGATACCATACCTGTAAACTAGAGATTACATCTGTATAATATTCAGAAAATACTGATTGCAGCATAGTAAAAGGAGTGACAAGATTATCTTGAGAAACTACTTCTCCAGTAGCGTCTGCATCTGTATCTGCTTGTATTAATTGAAGTAAATTAGCAGTGAGGTATGTACAACAAGTATCACATTCTATAGTTGCATCTGAATCATAATTTTCAGCATCAGGATCCATACATCCAGTACAGCTGCTATTATTTCCATTACAAACCCCGCATTCATCTTCTACTGCACTTCCTCCACAGTCTCCCGCACAGTCAAGAATATTTCCATTACAATCGCAATTTCCTCCAGGAATTCCGCCTCCTGCGCAAACACCACATTCATCTGGTTCTGGTTCTCCGCAACCACATCCCACATCTACAGGTGCAGCTTCTGAGCCTGGGTAATAACACTGTCCATTACAAGCTAATACTTTACCTGCACAACATCCCCCTCCAGGAACTACAGGAGTAGATGCATTACAGTCACAGAAATATTGCCCCGCTCCGTTTTGAACTATACCATTCGCCCCTAATTGAGCACTTACCTGAACATCAGTAACTATAGTTTTAAAGTCATCACTATTTTTTTGTAAACAGGAAGCACATGCATCCCCTATATACATTGTATTTTCTATATCGTCGGTATAGTAATTTGCTCCTACAAGATTTGCACAATTGCAAGTAAAGAAATGATCTGTGAGCCAATCTTGTGAAGAACTATCAGTATTAGGTACATTGGTTTGATACAAAACGCGTTGAGTGTTAATTGAAGAAGAGTCTGTGTTACTAGTACTATCAACACTCATAGCCCCCGAAACTACGCCATCACTATAGGCACCCACTCCCCAGTAAGCGTCATTACATACCTGACAAGAACCCTCTCCAGAAGGCCCATATTGAAATACATTATTAAAACAACATTCTGTATCCCAGTTTCCTATTTGCCCAGAAGGAGAGATACATTCAGTACAACTATTAAGTTGGGCTGGCACATTTGCACCATAAGAACTAATATATTCACTTGGACAAGTACCATTACAATCTTTATCGGCATCTGCACAAGCAGATTGAGATGTAGACCATCCACCAGCTGCTGGTGCCCCAGGAGTTGAAATATTTAATGATCCTCCCTCTAGTTGTGCAGTACATACATATATTGCGCCGTCGCCTGACCACCCATATCCATCTCCATCAACATCGAGATAGTAAGCAGTGGGAGTTTCAGAACCGTCACAATCACAAGCAACTTGCCCTCCAGGAATATTATCATAAACAGAGATTGTATTCCCAACAGTATCAAAAGTTGAAATTGTAGGATACGCAGGTAATGTAGTACCTGTAGCACCTCCGTCACACCCACAAATAGAACTTGTAGGCTGCTCTGCAGCACAATCACAATAAGCACTAGATATTAGGTTGCCTTCACAGTCACAATTTGCAGCAGGTTGAGTTCCTGAACAATTACAATATTCTGAAAATACATTACCCTCGCAATCACAGTATTCCTCGCTAAGTCCTTCTTGATAAGATACAGCTGGAGGATATGGCTGCCCATCCATACAGTTTCCACAGTAATCTGAGTCTATCCAAGCAGTAACACCAGGCCCTTGCTGCCCATCAGGAACACAATGACATCCTGTATGCGCATAAACACATTTATCTTCATCGTGCTCATAATTATCTACCATAAATCCAGGCACCTGACTAGAAAACTCATGCACATTACAAGCGGTTAAAGCTGAATTTTGAGGAGTCAAACAAACTCCAAATCTACACATCGATGGTTTTGCTATCATTAGGTCTGTAACAGCCCACGGACCAACATAGTTAAGTGCATCTGGATCATTACAATATTCACACCACTCATTATTTGTTCCTCCATCATTATTTGTATATTGAGGTATACCCCAATCAGAATCTGTTATATAACATCCAGGACAAACATTTAATGGAGCCATTTCACAATCCGCACCAGCGTCTACAAAACCTCCTAGATAGTCCTCCCCTCCAGAAAGATTCATACAATACTCATCAGGATAAGTACATGAACCACTATTATAAGTAGCATATGAATTATAATTACAAGCAGCTGGATCAGTACACCCTGCGATTGGCTCAACGGGATCACCTCCATCACCTCCAGGCCCAACTCCTGGTCCTCCTTGAACTACTATTTTAGCATCTACATTATCAATATTAATATTTTTCATTCTGTCTAATTTCTATTTAATTATGAAAGATCGTTTATAGTAAGAGGTATTCCTGCTTTTATATATCTAGTTGCTGATGTTGGGGCCCCTATAATAGTATCAGGATTTACTATCCGTCCTAGTGTAAGGGCAGTTGAACCCTCATTTTCACATATAAAATATATTCTATGATCTAAAGCCTTGAACATTCCAGTTATATAGGTATTATTTTGTATAGAAGTATCTAATAAAGTTTCGGAAGTAACGCCTGGAGGTAATTCAAATCCAGCATAAGCCTCACTCACAGATATAGCGGTAGTATAATGATACTCTGAAACTTCTAATAAATTACTTTCTGGTATATTATAAGTTGTAAATGGTCCTTCTGTATTATATCCATTGTAATAGTTATCAGTATTTCCAATATCTATTTTAATTATCTTTGAAATAGTTTCATCTGCTTTATGTTTTAAAAGAACATAAAGATTTCTTCTATTTGCTGCAAACTCTGCTCCTGAAATATAAAAATCTTCTCCTATATATCCTGATAACTTTCTAGAAGCAGCTTCACTAAGTTTTGATGCTAAATGTCTATCATCTTGCTCAAACTCCATAGTAGCGTGGGGAGCAAATATAAGAACAGTGGCAGCTGTAGTATTATAATAAAACCCAGCTATAAAATTAGCATCATGAGAAACAGCTATAAAACTATGTGTAGGAGGATTAGGGGTTATTGAAGTCTTTTTCCCAAAAGTAGAAGGTAGTCCTATATACTTGAAAGAAGCCGCAGTGGCTCCCGTAAATGCAGATACTGTGTTATTAACACTATCATAAGATAAAGTACTCGCCGAATGCCCACTACTAAGATTACTAATATTTATTTCAACTCTAATATAATCATGAGACATATCTTTAGCACTATTGAAAGATATATCATGATAGACATCATCATCATTATTCTTAAGCTCAATCAAATAACTGTCATCTCCATCAAGACTAATAATTTTCATTCCTCCAAAAGTTTGCATTTGCCTCGAACTCCCAGTCGAATCTTGCGAACCTACAATGTTCCAGGTTGCTAAAGGAGGGCTATAAGGAGCTAAGTTGGGATTATCAGAGCTCATATCAGTGATAATATTTACTGTATTATCTGCTGAAAGTTCTACTAAACAAACAAAAGATTTATTATAACCAACAAAAGAATCTGGAGTATTAGTTCCTTGCATTCCTCCAAAGAAGGCAGCCCCCGCTTCACCGCTCACAAGTAGCGGATTATGATTAGCATAGTGCACTAGAATTCCATACATATTTGCAGGAGATGCTAGTTTAACATAACTAATAGAATCTGGCATAGTATAAAACTCATCATGAATATATGAATCATCTAGCGTTAATATATGCTCTATATCATTAGTATTTGGATTAAAAATCGTGACAGTAGTTACATTATCTATTCTTTCTAGTTTTGCGGCTATAAAAGGAGAGTTATTACCGTCTGATATTAATACAGAATTTATCCAGTTCTCAGCATTTGCAGCATTTAAAGAAGCAGTTGGTGTAAATCCATTTGCAGGATTTTGCACATCTAGGTACCCATAAGGAGTGGCTACACTACTATCTGTTGTTGCAGTATTAACAAGCATAACCGAGCCCGAGGCTATAGGAGGAGTATTAGCCCCTTTCCAAGTATTATTAGAGCTAGCTGTAGACCATAAACCTTTCATAGGAGTAATTGAAAAATCTACTTCACTAGCACTAGACGTATAACCACCAATATCAAAACCTAAGACTCCCGCTTGCGTATCTATATCTGGAGTAGATACTGAATACTCATTACCAGATCGACTAAAGAAAACTATTTTATTATTAGCCAATAACCTAACATTTTTAACTCCCGCCTCAAATGGATCTGCATATATTTGAGCACTACTATTAATAGCATCTACATCAGGATTAGTTAAATCATAAATACAAATATATCTTTTATCTCTTTCATCTGGTTTAGCTACAACAGTGTATAGAAAATTATTATCAGGAGAAAACACCATAGATATTGGTGTGTATCCTCCCGCGTCATTTATCGGAGTTGAATCAACTCCATTAATAGTTTCTGTATAATCCCATTTACCTCCAGGAATATGTAACTCTATACCATCAGGTGTAGAAGGGTCTAAAATAATAGGGCAGTGTGAATGCATACGCATTAGTACAAACCCATGCTTAGTCCCATATGCGATATTAAAGTATCCTACATTGTCGCTTTTTTCTTCTAACTCTACAGCAGAAGTATCATAATCACTTAAAGCGTCAGAAGTTCCTAACGCAGCTTCACTTAAAATAGTAGTATCTGAAGCTGCTAATAATCTATTTCCAAAAGCTACAGGAAGTTGACTATATAATATATCCCAATTATTTCCCGACAGGGTCTCTCCTGTAGAAAACTGATTAGAACTAGAGTTCCACTTTTTACCTGCAGTAGCTTTTAATCCATTAGTATCAAAACTAAATCCTGTAAATGTAGAGATAGCTGTATCATTAGGCTCTAAATCACTATATCTTAAAACTTTTTTATAACTACCATTATACCCATTAGAAATTTTTATATAAGTGGAAACCGCCGAAAGATCTGAAGCTATATGTCTATATTGAAAAGCATTTAATTCATAATCAAAAAGTACTACCCCTAAATTAACAGGACTATTATTTAGAGCAATAACATCTGTTTTTACAGGTATTACAAAAAATTTATAACAACTACTATAAGTAGTAGTAATATTAAGGCCAGGATATATAAGAGCTTCTCTTAAAGCTAATGCTGCTTCTTTATCAGAGGAAGCATTAATAGACTCATCAGTAGGTTCATCTGAATTAATAGTTATTGCAGATGTAATATGTTCCTGTAGATTAGAGGTTATAAACATCCCTTGTTTATTAATTACATTTCCATACTCTGGATCTATAGAATTTGCGCAATCTATAATTTCATTTCCATTAGAATCAAGTTGATGGGCATCTAAATCGAAATGATGCAGCCAAAGTTTACTTGTCCAATCATCTCCAGATACAAGAAAAGTCTGTTTATTACTAACATCTTGATTTGGCTCTTCAATTATAGTTGCAACTGTAGGACAAAAATCAGCCTCGTGAAGATCTATAAATCCTCCACTCCATGACGTCATAAAGGCCGCATTTCCAACCATTTGAGACCATTGCTGAGAAGATGGGCCGCTTAAAGGTTGAATATCTCTGTTAAACGCTCTTATATAACCATTCGTATCTGCAAATACAGTAATCTTAGGAACTCCCTCTTCTGAATATATAGTAAAAGAAGATAGTGCCAACGCTAATTGGTCATCGGGAAATACAGAACTAAATGAATTTGAAGAGTAATTATTAAATACTCCAAAATTAGAATTCTTTAAATCTCCAAATGTAGGAGTTGCCCCACTAAAATTAATTACTTTATGCCCATCTGTATAATTAATATCTACGCTCATTTATTTATATTTTTAGTAATATATGGAGATGAAAAAGTTTTTGTACTATATATACAAGACCTCTCTGATCTGGTAGCTTTAGGATTAAAATTATCGGCATTAGGATCTGTACACCCATAAACTATAGGATATGAATATGTCATACTCCCATAAGTTCTTTTAATACTTTTAATAGTACTTTTATCTAAAATAGAAATTGGATCTGATACCACCCCATCTTCTCCTATATTTAAAGAGTAGTAAGGCATATAATTTACTTGTAGGTGCGATTTATTCAGTATGGTTCCTATTGTCTGAGAATCTCCTAACTGCAGGATTTTACCCACACCATATACAACATAAGAAAAAATATCTGTTCCCGAACTATAAGGCAAAGCTTTCCATTTAGTATTTAAATTTAGCTGTATCGAATTACCTTTTATTTGTATATGACCTTTACCTTTAAATCCTTTTATTCCTATATTCAAATCATTAGTAGAGTCAGAATTATTTACAAACTTCAAAGTAAAAGATCCTGATATTTTTTTATTTGAAGCGTAGATAGTATTAAAAACATCTCTCCAAAAATTTAAAGCACTCAAAACATTTAAAGGGAATTCTACTGAAGATAGTCTAGAATTTAAAATACCTCCATCAGATACTTTTTTAAGCAAATCGTCTGATATGCTATATCCAATAGTAAAAGATTCTTTATTTCCAGCTCTTGCTTTATTTAAAGAATTTAATACCGCAATATTATAATTTTTTTGTGCCATCTGTTATTATTTATAAGGAATTACTTGTAAAGCATATACATTAATATCTGTTGCAGTGCCTACATTTACATCTACACTAACTTTTATAGTAGAATTCCAATCTAAATCTATATTATTTGTTAGTCCTGCTGCAGTATCATCTGCTCCTGTATGAATAGTACCAAATATAAAATACTTAGCAGTATCGGAATGTAAAACAGTAGCTTCATGATGAATAAATTTAAGGGCAGGAGCGGTTGTACCTGTTAAAGAGGATGCCAATGTTTGAGTCCCATCTATACCAATAGCCACTGTTTTTGTATTACTATTATCTGCAGCAAAACAATGAGATACAACTTTAAATCCTGTACCAATTGGGTACTCTCTTAAATCTACATCTATACTCATAACGGATTCATATGCCCCTGTAGTAGTAACTCTTTCCCCGTTTGTAATATCATCAGTTATAAAACTTTTAACTCCCGAACCTGTCTCAGTGCTAGAGGATACATTACTCTCTAAATACCATTTATCTGCGCCATCGTTATATAATTTAACAGAAGCTCCATTAGAATTTATTAAATAAGTTCTAGAGCCTTGTATAGTGTCCCCACCAGAAGTTACTAGTATTATATTATTTTTTAATGAATTTCTATACTCATCTTTTATAAGAAATTTAGCAATCTTAGAATTATTTAATCTTCCAATAGAAGGTAAAGTTAATGTTACTGCATTACGTCGGCAATCTACCCCTATAATACCTCTCTCTTCTTCTAGTAATGTGTGAGTACTAGTAACTACTATAGTTCTATTATATTCACTTCCTAATTCAAGAGCTCTTTTATATTTTTCAGGAGTTAGTGCAGAGTCTCCAGCATCTAAATCTACTAAATCTTCTTCCTTGGCAACTTTAAGAATTCCTGCAGAATCCTCTGTTGAAAATACTACATTAGTATTAACAATAGCAAATTGGTGGCCTACAGCTCCGTGAGCCCCTCCCTCAGAATCTTCTATACATATTAATAAATCTCCTTCTTGCACTTCAGGACCATTGGTAGCAAATATATCTACACTAGTTTCAAGTATAAAACACTCTCCTGCAGATGCAGCAGGGTAACCAGAGTCGCCTTTATCTTTCTTAATAGTCTTTAAAGTATTTTTAAGTTCAGTATCTACAAACTTTTTATCTACAACATCTGTGTCTGCAAATGCGTCGGGATGAGTATGGTACGATAAATTATTAAATAGCTTTGCTGTACCATCATTTTTAACTACATTAAACAATTCTCCATCTACATAACTTTTAGTTGTTAAATGTGAAGAAGCTGTAGGATCTGAGGCCGATACAGGTTTATTAAAAAAAGGAGTATCTTTACTAATACTTCGTTTTCCTAATTGTGTTTTTAAACTTTTAATTTCTGCAGCAGCTGAAGCTAGTTGCGATTCTAAAGATCCTAATAAATCTTTTTTAGAAATAGACTTAGTAACCCCTCCTTGAACAATAGTGAGAAGATCTGTTTTAGCGCTTGCAGAAGTTTTGGGTAATTTAGATATTTTCATTTTTTATAATTTTATATTTTAATATTTTCTTCCTTGTCTAGGATCCTTTCTTACTTGTCTAGGATCAGTAATAAGCTGAGAGATCTCCTCCTGAAATTGTGAGGGACCTATAGAAGGAGTAGTAGTACTAACTTCTTCAAATTCTATAGGATCTCCTCCTTCAGTTATTATTGGAGATTGTTCATCTGTTAATACTGTAGACTCGGAAGCATTTGAGGCTTGAACCCCTGAAGCTAATCTATTTTCTAATTGAACTTTTTCTTCTGTTTTATATATTGTCCCAAACTCTATAGCTATTAAATCAAGTAGTTGACTTACTTTATCATATTTATCAGAAGACTTAGAATTCAAACACTTTTGAATATAATCTATCCACATAGCTATAATATTGATCTTACGTATTTTCTTATTAGAAATTATACCAGAGCCACTATTAGCTATAAATTTATTAGTATAAGAAGAGAAAGCTTCTTTTACTTGTAAGTACTTAGTAGAAATATTTTTATATGTATTTGCCATTAGTCTATTTAGAATTTGTAAATTTAACAATTTTTTCCATCTTATCTTTGGTATTTTGAAATTTTTTGCTTAAAAGTTCCAATTCTGTTAATTGTACGTCCCCCGATTGAAGTAAATAATTTCTAAAATAGAGTATCTGCTGCAAAGAATTTGCGTCAATCCCTGTTAAAATAAAGGGATCTGAAGACACAGTATACGTACCTATATACGAATTTCCTTCTGATGTAAAGAAGTAATTTGGTATATTTATATTTCCTGTTAATATAATAGTTGTCATTTTTATATTTAATTACAAGTTCCTATAGTATTATCTCCTGAAGATAATCCATCAAAATACGTTACAAATTCTGCAAAAGGCATAACCCCTGAAGACCCCTCAAAGCTAAATCCAGATTCAGCAGCTGTTAGATTTCCTAATAAATCACATTGATAATTATGAATTGTAGGGAATACACATATACTAGGGTCTGGAATATTAATACATCCTCCTCCCAAATTTAAACTACCTTCTGAGGTACTTCCTAATGGATTAGTACAATCTCCTCCTGAATATCTGTATTTATTAAATATCGCAACTTTTTCTGGTTTACTCCAAAAATGATGGCTAAGATCAGTAATCATAGATCTAATAATATTTTCGTCCGATGAGGGAGCTATATTTAGAAGGGTATGGCTTTGTGAAATTGCATCATATATATCTACAGGTATATATTCTCCTTCGTATGTATTACATGCTTCGCTAAGTTCCGAGGGGCATATAGTAATTAACTCTACCTCTGTTGGAATTAAACTATAATACTCACAAGAACCATCATCTGTATTAGCTAAAAGATTATATCCGATTCCAGCAGGATCTGTACACCCAAATACTCTATCAATACAAGAGTTATCATTAATAGTTGCAAATTCATTATAATTCCATGCATCTGGATTTGTACACCCGTAAGTTACATCTTCTGGTGCAACCCTTTGAGAATATACATAATCCATAGCAGTGGTAATATATGATTGCAATGAATTACTAAATTGTTGATTTTTATCTGGTAAAAGTCCCGAGTATACATTTTCAACATCGTATAGATCTGAAGCAAAAGTCTTTATCATTTGCAGAGCCCCTACATCAGCATCATTTGTTAAATAATTTAATCTCTGTAGCATAGATTTAGATGGTAAGACTGGCTCTACTCTATTGGAATTATAATACATTATATTCCCCACAGTATTTTGATCAAAAGGTCCAAATAATGTATCCCCTATTAAGTCTAAGGCAGGATTAGTAGAGTTGGGAATCTTTCTATTAAAGAAAGGTTCAAATGTTAAAGCATTAGAACTATTGTAGTATCTATTAAAAGCATCTGCAGAACTAAAATCTTCGAACTCTTCCGTCGTCCAATATCCCCCACTTGCTTTTGGAACTCCTTTAATATAATCTGCTACACCTGTTGTATTAAAATCTAATTTAAAAGGATTATAATTATCGCTATTTGGATTAGAGTTACCAACTCTAAGATATTTATTAACTAGACTATCAAAATTAACCCACCAACTATTATACACAGTAGGATCATTTATATCGTTTACTGTAGAAAATTTTCCAATATCTAAAGTTTTATCGGTTGCTATTTTTTCAGGATCAAATTTAAAAGCAGCGGGCAATGGGCTTTCAGGCATAAATCCTATATAAACTGGGAAATTAGGAAGAACTACTCCTCCCACAGTTTTTAGCCATGCTCTTGAAATAATGTCAGGATTTCCGTCCGAACCTATTTTATGTCTCCCAAAATAATCATATATACTAACTGTTTCATTCCCTTGTTCTCCAAATAAATAATTAAGAATAATATTATTCGTATTTTCATCACCAGCAAGATACTCTGTGTTTAAATAATATATATCATTAATCTCTCTAATATCTTCACTATCTATTATTTGTCCTGTTGTAGTAGTTATTTCAGCTCCCGTAATATCATCTATTAATGGTGAAAATAAAGTAACAGTTTTTTCCTCTCCAGCATTATTGCTAAAAGTTTGAGGAGAATATAAACAAGGGCATAAGTCTGGACTAAACATATCTTCCACTCTAGTATTAGATGGAAAAGGAGGGTACTCATCGTTATACCAATCTAAAGTAAATGGGAGCGAAAAATTAAATTTCGTAGAATCATCTTTATCGCATACAGGATTATATACTGTTATATCTGGTCCTTTTCTAACTTCTTCTCCTGGAATCACTATTTGTTTAATAACACGAATTTTCTTTAGTGATGCGTGAGCACGGACATATTGATGGCCATCACTGAAGTCAACAGTATATGAAGAACTGCCAAATCCTGTACCAGACCAATATTCATCTATATCAAAATCTCCTATATTACCTTGCGGAGAACCTGGCCCAATCGTATTGTACATTTCTAAAAGTTCACTTGATGTAGGTAAATACCATTCATTATTTCCTTCAGAATACCCCGAGTATGAATAATCCTCCATAGCTGTACTCCAGCTCATACTTTCATCTATTCCTACACTTGTACTATTAATTAGCCCAGTTCCATCCTCATTAATTCTAAATAAATATCCTTCCTCAACAATATCTCCTATAGTATGATTAAATTCTATTGTAGTAGGATTTATAAGCATTGATTTACTGCCCCCATCATTTATAGTATAACTGCCTCCCCAAAATGTAGGAAGATGAGATATAAATCCAAATATTTTTCCATATTGCTCTTTAGCCTTTTGGGTTGCTCCTTGGGGAGGATGCAGAAAAAGTTTGTGCCCAGGATTATTTCCTTTATACAATGTCCAATAAAGACTAGTCCATTCAAATATTGAATTTATAGAAGTTTCTACAAATTTCTTTTCGTCTGGATCTATAGTTTCAAAATCAGGTAGAGTATTAAAATTATTTAAATCATGAGCGGCATCTTCAGGATTGTAATATTTAAAAGGAGGTTCGAATCCTGCGTAATAATTATTTGGATCTAAAGGAGATTTTATTCTTTGTCCTCTACCAAAAGAATTTGGAAGAGTTGTCTTGCGCAATTTTGCTCGTACTATTCCTTCTAGCGCGTCTCCATTAATTTCTCCTGAAATATTAAAGCCATCTCTACAATGCCCATAACCAAGCGTATGGAAAAATTCATGTAGAAATACACTATAATAAAATTTATCTAAACTTTCATCTGATTGTGATTGTTCGAACATACTACCAAAGCGCATACCATTTATAAGTCCAGGTCTAACTACGTCTCCTAGTATAGCGTCTCCAAGCATAGAACTATTCGACGCTTTAGTACTTGATATTACAGGTACAACAGGGAGATTACTTAAAACACTTCTATGTAATACCCTCCAAGAATTAAAACTACAAAATACATGGGTTCCCCATATCGAATTGTAAGGAGGTAATTCTCCATGCTCATTCCCTAAAATAGCTAATCTTTGATATGCGGGGTCCGAACCCTGACTAACTGAAAACCCTTCTAAGTCTTCAAAAACTTTAAAAAATAATATCCCAGGAGTTTCTGCAAGGAAAAAGAAATAATCATTTTCCATATTTTCTAAAACTGCTTTTTCAGTTTCAAGCTCAGATACCAGCTGCGGTATATATTGCCCAGGAGCCCCTATTATATTATTGTGTTGTGCTATAACTGCAAGTCTTTTATTCTTTATATCATCATAAGTATACGAGCTAGTATAGCCTATATTATTAGGATCTGGAATATTATAAAGACCATAATCAAAATTATTTTGATAGGCTTGTGGAGAAGATAAATCTGCTCCTGTCATATGCTGTACAGCAGGATTTTTTAAAAAGGGATATAAATATTCTTTAGGCATCTTCCAAGGTAGAAAAAATCTAAAGTTAGATGCAACTCCGTGGAGACTTAGCGGGGTATCCCAATTACCATCGGCTTGTGCTGCATCCCCAGAATTATTAATTGTTCCTGATAGTATATTATTTGCTCTAGCTACTATTGCTTGTACATTAGAGTGTATTATATTAATAGTCTCTCGAGATGGAAATGCCTCTCCGTCTTGTTTAGTATTATAACAAATCTTAAAAAGTATTGGAATATAAACTAAGTTTTGAGGGCTTACTGGAGTAGAGGTAGGAGTAGCCGCTTTTGATTGGGGAATATGAGTAGATATTAAGCCTCTCGCCATATCTTCAGTAAGTGCATCAGACAAAGCATTTCCTTCTTCTCCCCCCATTAGTTCATCTACCCTTAATGTTGGCTCACCTGCTAATTCAAAATTAGTCTCGAAAGGACAAGAATTAGAAGGTATTTCAGGATTTACAGAAGATATTTTTTTAGCCATTATTAATCTGTCTTTTTAATTATACTATTATTAATTAACTCTTTATAAAATTGAAATTCATCAACTATAACTTGATCTAAAGTATCAATATTTGGTACTGTAGGTGTAACAAAACCTTCACAAGGATCCACAGACGTATCTACAGGTAGAAAAACTTCTGAAGTATTTAATAGTATTTGTCCTAGTATTCCAAAATCAAAATTTCCTGGGGTATCTCTCTCAATTACATATTCACAATTAGCATGCATCCAATCAATTTGTTCAGAACTGAACATAACTCCAGGCCCTCCACGTTCCGTTCCCGAAGGACCAGTAAATTGGTTTATATGCATATGGGTTGCGGCATCTGTAAAAATAGTATTATCAGTACATGGATTAATATTAAGAGAGTCCTTAAAATTCAACATTTGGTATACAGTAGGAATATTCTCAGTATCTGTATGAGGATCAGTGTAAATAGTTCCTCCCCGAAGCTCTGAAGTATTATAAAATATTGAGGGAGTACCGTGGCTTTCACAAGCATCTATATCTCCAGGACGAAACCCTAAAGCTTGGCGTATATGAAATAATCCCAATATATGTCCTAAAGAATGCACTATAGTTCTAGCCCTAGCTCTAAACCCAAGATTTAGTCCTCCTTCATCTTTTTCAATCTGAATTGCCGAATTACTACTAGGATTATATCTATATCCGAAATTGGTTAATGTTACCTCTTCACCCACTAACCCAGGATCACTCGATACTTGAGAAGAAATATTATCATGCTTTCTTCCTATTGCCCATAAATCTACTGCTGCCGATAGAAGAGTAGGATTTATTGATTCAGCTGTTAATGGGTGAACAGCAGTCATCATAACCTTTGCATTTCCAGAATTTGTTTTATTTATTAAAAATATATTTATATATTTATAATTATCCCATGAATATGTATTTTGAATATATTCTAAAAGAACTCCTGGAATTTCCTCTCTTTGCGAATAGTCTGCAAACTCATCTAAAGCCACAAAATCTTTATTGTACGTATAAAAATTCTTCCCCCTCTGTTGAGATACATCACTTCCCTCTATTATATTTAATCCTGGAGTAGTCATAATATTTCCTTGAGGATCTTTTTCTGCGCCTTTAAATGATATAGAAGTACCCCCAAACCAAAAATTTACCCAGGCTAATAAATATTCTACATTAAAATCCCTATTAACACCTCCCGAAGGATGTAGAAGATTTGCATCATCACGAATTACGTGAAATACAATAGGGAACACTTTATTAGTTCTTTCAAATTTAGAGCTTTGAAGAATTTGCTTTATAGCGGTAGTATATCCTCCGAAATTAATATCAGAATCTTGAACGTGTTTTTTTAAACTCCATTCAAATCCACAACTCTGACCTGATGCACCTATTAAATGTGTAGTATTATATGCCTTTTTTGCCTTTTTTGGTGTAGCCATTATTTTAAATTAAGCATTTTCTAATCCTTCAAGTATACTTTTTGCTAATAAGGCTTTATCAAAATCAGTTTGATCACAATCCTTACAAGATAAATCTATAGATGATAACAAAGCGTCAACATCTTTTCTCATGTTACATGTAGAGGAGTATATAGAAGGGGTAGATATAATCTCCATATTTTCATGGGAAAGTCTAACTACTACTTGATATATATTATCTTCTACAGTTTCTTGAGTTATATTATATTCTTCAGGTAATTCAACACCAGGCTCTAAAGTTATCTGATTTGCAATATATGTAGATATTATATCAGAAGGAATAGACATTTTAAATCCTTCTATACTACTTTCAAAAGGAAATGCTGTATAATATAAACTTTCTGGCACCTGAATAGTTGTAGTATACTGTACTCCAGCTATATGGTGATATACTGTTATAAAAACATTAATACTTTCATTTGGTATACTAGGACTCTGATTGATTTGTCCCCACCCTCCAGGGTTATTTAAAATGTCATAATATCCAGTTATATCTTCTATAACTAAATTCTTACAATCATCAGTTGTTCGTACATTAAGTTTTATATCTAATGGCATAGGTAGGTATTAAAAAAGGGCAGACAGATAAGCTGCCTGCCCTTTGATTATATAAAAATTATTCGGAATATTAATCCCAAGCGTCTCCTGTAGTAGCAAGAGCAGTAGTAACTAATGCTTGAGAAGCTCCTTCAAGAGCAGCCATAACAATAGTCATTTTACCTTTACCACCTGTAGCAACTGCATGTCCAGGATCTTCTAAGTCTACTTGTAACTCAAGTGTATTATAAGATGTAGTTAATGTTCCATCAGCATACAAGGTAATATTGTCTGCATTACTAGGAATTGCACCTTTATGATAATAAGCACCTGCAGCACCTTGAGCAAACCACTCTAAGTCAGCAACTGCTCTAGCAGTACCATCTCCTAAAACTGCAGCAGTATTTGCAACAGCAGTAGTAGCGCCCCAACCATCTAAAGTAACTTCAAAAGTAATTAGATTTCCTGCATCAGGAAGTAAACCTAATTTCCATTCTTGTTCTAATCCCATAATACGGATACCAACATCTGCAGTTGCCATAACAGCAGCTGTAATTTGGTTAATTGCTACATCTTGTAAAGCAGCTCCTGTACCTTGGAAAGGCTGATCTAACTCAATAATATCATTAGTATTATCTACAGAAACGATTTTATAAATTGCATCAGTTGTTGCAACTGGAGTATCTGTAACAGTTCCTTCTTCTACAATACGTAGATAGTTACCTGCTACCATTCCAGATACATCAGTACCAGAACCAAAAGTAAATCCAGTAATGTATTTACTACCATTAGTAACTGTAGCAGTTGTAATATCAGTTGAAATAGCTGAATCAGCTGCAGAAGTAAATCGTTCTACTTTTACAGAAGCACGGTTTTTACCAGTTCTTTTTCCTGAAAACTTAGCACTTTTAGACATAGTCTGTGCAAAATAATCTGCAATTTCAATTTGAGTTGCAGAAGAATCAGAAACATATTCAAAGAAATGTTGATCTGACTGCTCAGAATACATATCTACATTATTTGTAAAGTTTACACGTATTGTGTAACGGTTAGAATTAAGTGCTTCAATCGAACCAGTTGATCCGCCTGAACCAAATACAGAAGATTGTTGAGATCTGTCTTCATCGTGCTCTCTAGCTACTTTACTAGTAATATTTGCAAATTTAAATAAAGGAGTGAAGCGAACGTTACCGTCAGCATCTTTTTGTCCGATCTTTAAGTATGGGTGAGCCGCAGCTGTAATAGCTCCATCAGAGATAATAGCATTAGTCTCATCCACTATAAATACATCCCCCGCAGACGCTGCTGCAATAGAAGATGTTTCTTGAGGTCCTACAAATACATGTAGGGAATTATCTGTTTTAAACATTTGTTATCTATTTTAAAAATTAATTAATTGTTAAGCTAGTCTATAAAGAGTATACGCCTCAGAACCAGAAGTTACGTTTGTAAATCTCATTCTAAAGTGTGCACTACCTGCATTCTCTTGATCTTCTGTAACATTAGGTGCTGCAACTAGTGCATTCCCAACAAGTGTACATCCAGTACCCGCTACCATAGTAACTATTTCGTTGGCTCCTGTAGTAGCAGAATTTATTACATAAAAATCAAGACAGTCTCCAGCAGCTACATCAGTTATTCCAGCTACCGATAAAGCAGCAGTAGGAGTAGTCCAATTAGCAGCTCCTTCAGGATCTTCCTCTAAAACTTGCGTTAAAATTTGCGCAATAGTTAAAGTTATATTTCCAGTTCCAAGAGCTGCAGCAGGAGTACCAGGATTAGTGAATATATCTCCTCTAATCGTAAGGTTACTAGCAATTGTCTGAGCATTTGTATCAGATTGACTGACATGATCTCCCGCAAGATCGTTAAAATCCTGTGCTCGAACGGGAGTATTACCAACAGCACCTCCGACGTTCTGTCGAGGGCCTACATTGGCTTTTGTTATTTTTGCTGTTCTTGCCATTTTATTCTATTTCGTTAAGTTCTATTTTACTTGATTGGTATCGTGGTTGCTCTATTGTTTCTAAAGCATCTACGATAGCCATCCTTATAATCTCTCTGTGTGTATGTTCTGATAACATACAGTTTTGATCGGGTGCTATTTGTATAGGATTTCGAATATACCTTATATAATACATAGATATTTCTTGTCCTTCCCCGCATATTAATTCAAAGCCAGGAGCACCTTCCGCGTCCTCTCCACTACCATTAATAGCAGCGAAATCTAACCTATAAACTGTATCTTTATCAGGTTTATTAAAAGGATCGTCTATAATTTTATTATAGCGATCATGAGTTATAGGTTTAACTCCAACTCTTCTAGAAGAATCTTCCTTTCCAGGAGTATAAATAATAGCCTCTTCGTTTATAGCATGCCTGTAATGTGCAGGAATAGGAGCTAAAACAGCGTTTGGCTTATTTGCACCATAAGTATTAAAGGAAGATAAATTACTTTGTCGAATTATTCCTACTAAATCATCTCTACGCTTTTGATCTTCTTCAAAACCAGTACGTCTAGGATTATTACCAAATGCACGTTTAGACACAAATTTATCTTGCGCTATATTTAAAAATCTATCTATCTCTGAGGATATGAAGGAAGGGGCTCCGCCCCCACCTGCTTTATCCATGAGAAGTTTAAATTCTTTATGCATTTCAGTTCTATCCATACTATTTGCCTATAGACATTTTACCTTTTAAATCTAAATACACTTCCTGATTATCAGGATTTTGTAAATATTCAATCGTTTGCTCAAGTGTATATCCTACAACATCTCCACCAGGAAGTTGATATTTAGTACCATTCTTTACAAGAACTCTTGATGATATACAATCGTCAATAAATGCTCTCATAGCAAATGTTGGGTCTTCTACAGTATTAAGAAAGTTCTGCGGATCATCTGTTACGATTTTATCCAGTTGTGATTCAACGAAATCTACAGACGAATCATCTCCAGCTCGTTTACCCATAACTTTAAGAACATCTTTCATTTCTGTAGTACTCATACTACTAAATACTTTGTAAGCTTTACGCTTAAGTTTAGATTTCTTATTCACTACTTTAGCTTCTTGCTCTTCTGAAGTCATTACATACTCTGCAAATGGAGAATCAAATCTTTCCATTTCTGAGTTTGCAACTCTCTGATGAGCTTTTAAAACTAAATATTTTAATTCATCTTCTGGGAAGGCAAGATCAAGAATTTGTCCCTCTTTAGGAACATCTACTCTAAACATTGTCCAATAATCTTTATTATATCGGGATAATGTTCCAGTAGACATATTCATCTTCTTTTCAAGACGACGCTCGTCTTCCTCAGTTAATCCAGTATTAAGTACTCCTGTACCTCTAGTAGCCTGAACAGTTAAACGTTCAAAGCATTTAGAATAGCGGATGGCCCCGTCGTGATCTTCAGGGAGCCATCCATTCTTCTTAATAGGTTTTAAAGTAACCTTATCTGGTGTATTATTAACAACACTTTCCTTCTTCACTGATACAGGTTTTGCTTCAGTAGTAATCTCTGTTGCTTTAGCTGTCTTCTTTGCCATCTTCTTTCGTGTTTATATTAATTTAATTACTATTTATCAGACAGTTGATGAATAAATCAATTCTGCACAAGACATTGGGTTTGCAATAAGCACACCTTGTTGAGCTTGAGCGAATAATTGATAACCATCTACTGCAGACGCAGAACCTTTACTGAAGTTTGTATTTGGACCCAACGGTGAAGTTGAACCAGCAACGTGCCACATTAATTCTTTACGTCCTTTAGGATATACTCGTTTGATGTTCTTTTCTCCACCTGACGTACCCATGTTAAGGATAGTATAACGGTAAGACTCAGTGTATCCGCCTTTTGGGTGAGCAACACGGTTACGAACTTCATTATCATACATTGGTAAGTGTACCAAAGTAAACTTGATCCCTTGTGGGCCCATGAATTCTCTGTACTGACCTTTGAATCCTAAGTTTTGTCCATCACCAGAAATTCTTTTAGAATCTAATGGTTGGAAACGAGCTGCGTGATTTTCAAGCGCTCTGTGGAATTGAACCATACCACGCTCACCTGTAAACGCTACGAAGTGACGTTGGTCTTCTGGAAGAATGTTAATTGAAAGATTCAATAATACATCTTCTAAATAGTCAATTGTAAAGTCAGTATAGTGGAACTTGTACGATGGAGAGATTTGCTCACGTAAACCTGCACCTTCGATAATTGGAGTTCCGTTTGCTCCGTACATATTATAAGTACCATTAGCCTGCTTGTTAGATTTAGAGAACCAAAGCATACGCTCTTTTTCTTTCATCCACTGACACATAAACTCCCATTCAGCATATTGAGTCCAGATCTTAGAAGTCTTGTTTGACTTAGGATCTAACATCTCAATCACTAACGGACGTTGGTGCATGTTTCCAGGAATAGTATAAGTCTTAGATAAGAAAGACATTGCATTACGCATTTTGAACGGAGAAGTATAGCTTGTTTCACCATAAGTCTTGTTCAATGTTCTTTCTTGTGGAGAGTATTCTTTACTCGCCTTAGATCCCGCAGCTAACAAAGAATTAGCTACAAAAGCATCAGCATCTGCTGCCATAAGTACACAAGGGTAAACCCAAGAAGTACCAGACATGTAAGGCTCACGCATTACACGTACAGCTGTTTCACCATCATCTAAAACTAGTTTATCAGTAACAGCGAAGTACTTTTCTGCAAATTCAATAAGAATTTCAGCGCCGTACTGTCCAGGAGTTCCTGATAAAGTGTTTGTAATAGTGATCGCACGTTCGTCGTCACCTTTTAGGTACCACTCGTAATCATTGTCATCTGGAAGCTCTTGCTCCCCTCCGCCAATTGATAGAAAATAATCTAAACCTGCGTATTGGTTTAGTCCAAAAACTCTACTAATGATGTTAGACACCAAAGTTGGTTCTTGTGCGAATACGCTTCCTAGATGGTTCTCTGTTGTTAAGCCAGACCAACTTTTAGGAGCATACATTTGTAATGAACTAATTGTGTTTGCCATTTTTAATTAATTAAATTATTACTTGTTGTTTATAAATAAATAGCTCCCTATCGTAGAGATTTTCGCATAGTGTCAAAATCAACATTATTCGAAGTACCTCTACTTGGTCTGGAACCAGTTTTTTTCGTACTCTTTATTACATCTGCCAATTTACGAGTTGATTTCGTAGTTGACTGACGCTCAAACGCTGAAAAATCCCACTTTAGGACTGTCGCTAAATATGCAATTTTTAAATCAAACTCGGGATCTTTTTCCCGCATTCTCATTATTTCATTTTTACCGTGTCTATCTAATTTAGTAATACCATTATATAAAGAATCTTTATCTTTTGGTGTTAAATTAAATCCTGGTAAAATTTCTTCTTTTTTAGTTATATGAGTTTTTAAATCATTTAACCAAACTTTATGAGCTTCAACTCTTTGTTTCTGCTCTTCTTTCTGTTTCTGAACTAAATGCTGTTTTTGTTGCTTTTGTGCATCTTGTAATGTACTTAAAGCTTCCTCGGCTTCCTCTAAAAGAACCCCCGCATCTTCGTATCTAGAAACTTTCTTCTCAACTTGCGCCTCTGAAAATCCATTTAATAATAATAGATCTTTAACTAACCGCTTTTGTAATGAATCACTATCTGATAATTTTTCTTTATCTATAGAATCATAACTTCTTTGTTGAGCATCTGACTGAAGTAAGTCATATATATTAACGCCTTCTTCGTGATTTTCCAAAAGATATTTTATCTCTTCTGGCATAGAATCTTTATATTCTCCAATCTTGGTATTAATAGTGTCTTGCACTTTTGATAATAACCATTCTTCTGAGTTTTCAAATTCATCGTCTTTAAAATCTATTAAACCATTTTCTCTTTGTATTTCTGCGAATACTTGGAGAACTGAAGCATCTTCTTCTGTTTGTTCAGCTTCGCTTGCTTCAGGTGTTTCTGAAACTTGCTCCTCTGAATCTTCTTCAGTATTTGTTGCTTCGGGTTCATTAGATTCTTCTACATCTACTTTTTCTTTTTCTTGGGCTTCGGGTAATTCTTCAACCTCTTGTATTTTTAATTCAGGATTAAAAATACCAGGCTCTTCATTTTCTACCTCACCTACAGGAGTAGTCTCCTGCTTTTCTTCTTCCTTTGGAGTAGTGGTTAGATTATCTAACACACTTAAATCCAATCCATCTAAAATGTTATCTTCTCCTATTGCCATAGAATTTAATTTATTAAGTGACAAAAATAATTAATTTAAGTTAATATGCAATACCTTGTCACTGTGGTATTGTTAAAATTATTCGTATTTTATAGCTAAAATATAATTTCTTAAATTATATTTTTAACCTAAAAATCTTTCTTGTTGCTTTTTTAGGGTTTCTTCCTGTACCCTCTGTGTATTCAGTTTTACCTCTTCATACATAGTAGGCATTTTTTCTGCAGGAGGAGTAACAATAAACTCTAAAGCTTTATTGAATTGTTCTCCTAACATATTATTTACTATCTCGCTTGGCTTTGGCATCTGAATCTTTTCGTTTAATTTCTAACTCTTGTTGTTTTATATTAGAATTAACTTGTAGTTTTTCTCGCTCTAGCTGTAATTTAGCTAAATCTATATCATCACGGATTTGATTATTATTTAAATCTCTATCCATACCTTTCTCTTGAGCATTCATACGAGCTATCTCTAGTTTTGTTTGATTGTCTTGAGTATTTCTAGCATCTTCTCTATTTTCTTTTTCTAGCTCGAACTGCATTTGCATTTCTTTGTCTTGCTGTGCTGCTTGCAACTGTTGTTGTTGCATTTGCATTTGCTGTTCTTGCATTTGAGATTCTCTTTCTTTAACTTCTTTTTCGGATTGTTTAAGTTTAACTCTTGTATCTGCGAGAGAATTTGAGTTGTAAATACCGATAACATCTGAAAGCGAGATTTGATCGTTTTGTAAAGCTGCATGTGTAAGTTGTTTTAAAGCATCTAATGCTTGAGTATCTTGTGCAGAGTTGGATACAAATAATCCATATTCAGAAGCAGCAATTTGATCGCCTTGAACAGCAAATACAACACTTGCTAATTCATCTGTTATATATTGGAATCTTTTTGTTTTTCCTTTATAAAGCTCTTTAGAGACATTTAATAAGGACTCCATAACTCTAATTTTAGTTTCATTATGAACTTCAAATAGTTTCTCAGTAATATGTGAAGACTGTACCACTGCTCTTTGAGTATTACCCACTAATTCAGAAGTAGAGATTGCTCCCATTCTCTGAGGAGTAACTCCAGATAAACTATGAATCTTTTGTTCTACAAAATCTAATAATTGTACATGTTGTTGGATATAATTACCAGTTTCCATATCTAGCACTTTATTTTGCGTAGATATATTACCTGCTAATTTACCAGTGGATTGTCCTTTCTTACCTTCATTAAATGAGTCTACAAAACCAAATTTCATTGATTGTGCATAGTACATCCACTTTTCTACTTCCCATCCATCGGGAACTAGTGATAAATCAATAAGTGCGATTTTACCTTGATTAGCTGCAATAGATAATTCAAGTCTATACCACATTGTTATATACAAATAAATCCACGGAACTAATCTATCCATTAAAGAAACAGATTGTGAATTATTAGCATTGTATATTGTACCCACATAACCAGAACTACATATAGATAAATTATCTAAATGTCTAAACTGATTTTTTCTAGGGCGTATATTTATATAAATATTATCTCCTATTTTAGTACCTTCCCAATACTCATTTACCCAGATCCATTCAATAGACTCATTTACTTCTTCGTCTATTTTATACCCTTCAGGAACAATAGTTTCTTGAGGAGTTCCTAATTCATCTATGTAAGAAAGCTTCCCTATCTTACGCATAGACTTCCAAACTACTTTAGTAACTCGGATATTTCCATCTTGATCGTAGTAATTAAAAAGATTCCCATCCTCTTCCTCTCTATTTTGAATAAACAGTTTTTCTTGGGATGGGTAGTTCAATAGACTCTCGCTTTCCATAGAAGCTCTATTTCCCTGCTCTTTTTCTAATTTGTCTATTTGTTTAGGAGTTAGATCCTCATAGAAATTATCTATAATAGTATTTACAGACATCCAAGTGTCTTCAACTATTACATCGGCATGATCTACTAAATCTGAATTGTGTGGAAGAAGGCAGTAAAACTCTAAAGGGTTTACATTCCTTACCACTGGTTCATTTGAAATTTCTTCTATACAGTAAATTTCTTCTCCAGCTAATAAAGCGTCTTCCCACCCTTTATTAAATTTAGTTTTTAATTTTTGCTGCCTTTCAAAGTATGTAAGTAGTTTATGAGCTACAGATTCATTCATATCTTGAAAATCATAATCAAAATATTTTTGAATTCTTTTAAGCTCTTCAGGAATATTCTCTTGCGCCTGTTGCATTAACTGTTGTTGCTCTTCAGGACTTTGAGGTTGTTCCTGAGTTTGCATAAATTGCTGCACAGATTGTTGCATTAAGTTTTGAAAATAACTTAATACTTGAGATTTCTTCTCCTCTTCTTTACTGGATATAGCCTCCTCATTAACTGAACGTACTACATAACTGAAAGCACGTTTAGTTTCTTCTCCTAATAAGAGATTAAAGATAGGAGATGCTACATCATAATACTGTAAAGTAGCGGGAAGTTCTGCAGTTCCACCTAAGCCTAAAGGATCTGTAACATATTCTAGATCCTTTTTATCGAATTTACCATTATACAAATCGTAGTTCCGCTTCTTTTTATGTCGCGGACTACGTCTTGTATTATCGTATATTCCAATTAAGCCTAATGCAGATTCTATGCACTCTTCTCCCCATTTCTGAGTCTTTTTCCTACGACTCAGTTTTTGTCTAGGGAAATCTATGTAAGCCATAAATTATTTTTAGTCTACTTCTAGTAGTAAAAATTCTACTGTAGGAGTATTTGCTGAAGATTTAACTTGAATCTGTGTATTATCTGCCGTTGGGTAAAAAAGAAATTCTCCTGGAGATAATCTTGCAAATACCTGTGAACCATCATCTGCAAAGATTAAATCATCAGTGGAATCAATATTTTTAGCATATACATATGCTTTTTTACCACCACCTGTTGATCCTCCTAATGCGTTAACATTAATATCATCATACGAAGTACTGGTTAATAAAGTTGTTAAACCTTGTCGGTTATCACCGTCTATTGTTAGAGCATCTGTCACAGTCTTTGATATATTGAGAGTATCAAATAAATCCGTACTGGAAATGCTAAAAGTTACGTTTAAAGTTGCGTTTGCCATGTCTTATATTATTTTATAAATTATGCTTTTTCCATCAAGATATATTCTACTACAGGGTTTCCTGCCGCTGCCTCAATATCTATATCCTGCATATCTCCTGTAGGTAAAAACAGGAATTCGCCAGGCCCTAAAACTGCAAACCAGTCACCTGATGCTGAGTCTGTACCATGAGCTGCGCATAATCCAATCTTAACATATTCACCAGAAGTACTACTTAAATTATGTAAGAATACATAAGCCCGATCATTTGTTCCATCTAGAGCTTTTAGTGCTATATTATCTTCTGTTCCTGAGCCTGTAGTTACCAGTCGGCCTACAAGCATTTGATCTCCTGCAGGAGAAAGTGCGTCTGTTTCTGTAAAACTTACATTTTGCTTTGCAAATAAGTCTGTACTAGAAAGAGACAGTGTTACATTTACTGTTGCCATATTATTGTTTTTTTAAAATTCGCGAATTAAAGAACAAAAATAGTAATTTAATTTGTATGTCCAAGTAATAATGTACTAAATTATATTTTAAGTTTTAACTTTTATAGCTAAAACATTTTTTTCTTTCTGGAAAAAAGTGACTTATTCCAAAATCCTTGATCATATATTGTTGTTACTTTCTTTTCTTTATCCACTTTTATTTTTCTTACTTCTTGAAGATGGTATACAACCATCATAAATGCCATCACTCTATCAAAGTTTCCTATATCATTATAAGCTATAAGTTCTTTGAGTAAAGGGATACTTCGTATTTTATGTAAATTAAGTAAGCCTTCGGTTTCATAAGGTTCTAATAACCACATTTTGATAAGTTCTTCTCCATAGTCCTTTAGAGGTTTAGACATATGCATCCCCTTCCCTCTATTCACTCTACTATTTTGAACAACATCTTTTATGATCTCTGGCTGATCAAGTAAAAGATGAGTTTGATTTTTATACTCTAAATATTGATACATTCCTTTACGTTCGTTCTCGTATAAACACTTAGCATTATAAAAATGTAATAATCGTCTTACTTTTTCATAGTATTGATTGGCAGTATCTGGTCTTCCAGTATATTCTGCTACAACTCTATTTGTAAGTTTATTTAAAATAATAGTTGATCCTAATGAAGAGGTAGTAGAATCGTCATGGTCATAAGGATCGGTACCTGCAAGATACATGCCATACGGAGTATTTCCATCAGAATCTTCATAAGGCATTTCATATATAACTACACACCCTGATAAATCATCACTTCCTCTTAAAGGAAAATCTGTAATCGGAGTTAGTTTAGCATTTGGTTTCCACTTAATTTTATTACTAGTGGAATCTACGTAAAGATCTCCTACATAATCGTGATTCCTCTCTTTATTCGATACTTCTAGCTCTGCTAATCTTGTAAGTAAATCTGCTACAGGAAATAAGTTACCTGTACGAGTAAGGAATACTTCAGAAGGTACAAGCGGTCTATTCTGCAATTCAGCATCTAAAGCGCTTCTAGAGTTTTTACTTTTCTTTAATTTCTCTCTAAATTCATCTAGATATTTCTTAGCAGGCTCTTCTAATGTGTTTCCATTTTCATCTTTAAACTGGTTTAGCCCAGAGTATGCAGGAACAAAGTAAGAAATCTTTCCTTTATCTTCCCACACATCCTCAAAAGAAATCATATCATAAACGTCAGGGTTGTAGAACATATCTCTAGCATCTACAGTACCTCCACCTTCCATATCACCCCCTGTACCCAAATACATACAACTTCCGAATTTATAGGCCCCGTTTTTCATACATTCTACAGATGCTTCATGAGAAGCTCGAAGATTGTTAAACATACCAATCTCCTCCATTACCATTACAGCAGGACGAGTACCATTGGCAGCAAATGGGTTATCCTTAAAAGTACGATGTTTAATCTTGGATTTACTACCCATAACTTTCCAGGTACCACCAAGTTTCTTTTTATATTCTGCAATAACCTCTTTACCAGAATACCAACTTCCTCCGTATTGTTTAGAGAAAGGTGAAGGAAAAAATTTATTCCCAATCTCAATTCCTCCAGGTAAATTATCCAATCCAAATTGTGTCTTTTTTAATATATCCCCTGAATACTTAGCATCTCCTGCTCCCGCCACAATTTCAGTGGATGGTGGATTACCTATATACTCTGGATCGTATGATTTCATTCCGTCAAATACAAACTCATGTCCAATTACTCCGCCCGCAACAGAATAAGATTTACCAAATCCACGACTCCCCATCATCATAAAGTTTTTAGCTTCATTATTCCATAAAGGGCATCCTAAATTCTTTTTGTGTGTCCTACGCATATATTCTGCAGCGGGTACATAATTATCTTTTCCTATAAACTCTCTATTACAAGTAAATTCTTTATCATCTGAGAACCCTGAGAATCCTCTGGCTTCACACCAGTTATAAAAGAACTCCCACTCAAGATCTCTAAGAAAAGGTTTACCTGGGGTTTTAGTTTTAGAATGTGCGGTTTTATTTAAAAGAATGGTCCAATAATTTACATAAAAATAGAGATTGCCTGGCATCCATACTCCGCCTACCCAATACCCTTCAATACATCGTTTCTTTTCCTCTCGCCAGAATAATAAGTATTCTTCACTGGCAGGATGAAACTGAGGTATCTCATTAAGTAAAAACGCACTCTTATTAATAATCATATTAATCCTTTTTCTGAAGCAGATTCTTCAGCACCACCTTTTGTAGCCCCTTCGTTAGTTTCTTTATCTACTAATTTAAGAAGGCGTTCGTAATCTTCAAATAGTTTAACATTTGTTTTAAGTAGGCCTTCAATAGTATCTGCATTATCCTCGTATGTAAGAATATCAAGATAAAGTGTTTTTTCATCCATCTTTTTATTCCACACCATAAGTTGGCGTTTAGCAGGAGTGACTAGAGTGCGCTCATAAAATATTATTGCTTCTTTATACTTACTCCAATCAAACTCCTTATCTTTAAGAAAGTCTCCACTAATCATATCTCTTCTCGTATTGTACGAGATATTAGAGAATTTAGAATCAGGGTCTACTAAAAGCGCAATAGCCCACATTATCTGTGAGCTTTTACTTTTTCCTTTACTTTTATCTTCTTTATAAATTAAAGCAAAAGAATCAGGAACCTTTAACTGGGGATGTAATTTCCAAAAATTTACATCTGTATCAAAGCTTTCTAATATCATTAGGCATGCGCGTTGTTATCGTTTAGATCTATATCAGACCCTAGTGTTATATTAGATCTGAATTCTAAATTCGGAGTTCTTATAATACCTAGCACATCAAACATATTCATTTGAAAATACTCTGTATCTTCTACCATAACCATAAATCCTTGGCCTTTTGGTATAACAGTGTCTCCAACTTTAACAGTTTTAACATCCTGACTAACGGCCACCACTTTAGCATGTCCATCTCTTTTATCAGCCTCTTCTTTTAACATCAAATCAGATTTAATAATCCCTGATGCTGTTTCTTTCTCCACGTTAGGCATTTCCACTACAATGTGGTTTCCTAAAGGTTCGTAACTAATTGTGTTTTTCATCATTACCATTTTTTAATCGGACAGTGCGATTGCATTGATCTTGTTTTAGCAACCAGCGGGCATCCGCATTTTGTACATCTACTTTTTACGTTAAACTCGCAACCTCCGCATATAGATGCTCTAGCTTTTGCGATTTTCTCTACATGTTCGTTTGGGAATACTACATTCTTCCACCCATTAAAAATCTCTCCCACTTTATCTACAGCAGATCTTTTATCTACTTGTGGGGAAGGAGTTTCAATTTTCTTTTTCTCTTCTGCCATTTTTATAATATTTAAATCTATTCTTTTTCACTGTAAACATTCCTAAATGTTTTAATCGAGTAGATTCAAAATCCCCATCCTCTATAACTTCTTTAAGAAGTCCGAATTGGGATTTTACTATAAGCTCCGTTTTAAACTCGCTAAGTTTATATTTTTTAGCTAACTGCTTTATTAGTTTGTCCACTCTATTTTGTATGTTACTTCGATTCCTTGGTCTTTTATCCCGTTTAGAATATTAGAGTTTAACTTCTTATCAATAATCATTTTCTTTTTTCTAAGCATTGTAATATGATTATTAAATGAAGCCTCGGACATCTTTATAGATTTCCTAATCATCTTTCTAACAGGGGTGGAAAATAAAAGTTTATCTAAATTTTTCTTATCTCTATTGATATACCATATAGATAAAAAACTAGATAGCACCTCAATTTCTTTATCCTTAAGTTTTAATACAGGATTAAGAATTTGAAGATACGCCTTAAAAGATTGTGCTATGTTAGCTTTTAAAGGTATTACCATCTTCAGATAAATTTATTTCTGGAAACATGTTTTCTGCCCTAGTTTTGTCGTACTTCATAATAGAAGCTTTTACATATCTAGCTGTATCTAAAGCCTTCTGCTTATCTTCAGCAGTGGCATCAGTACCTAGTTGCATTTGTGCCTGGGCATTCAGTCGAAGTAAATCGTCGATTCTGTATTTCGCCATATACTTCTTCATGCATTCCTCACATAATTTACCCTCCATAGGGAGGCTAAAATATTCTCTTATAGTTTTTTCAAAATCATTCATGTCACAAATATATAATAAAATTAATTATAATTCAACATATTAATAATTTCTTTTTTATAATCCGCACATTGTATTAATCGATAAGAATCATTCTTCTCGTTAAACCATACAATATAACAGTCTTTTATCTCAAGCTTTGTTTCAAGCTCTATAATATACTTATAAAGGGATAGTTGTAGTGAGTAGGTTGTGAACTCACATTCAGGGAGGTGGGATATTGGATCTAACATCCAATTGTTAAATTTACTTTCGTACTCTAATCTTTTATTGGTTTTCCAATCAAATATAACCAGCCCTCCAAGAGGCTCTGAATAATATAACTGATCAACCATACCGCAAATTCCAAGCTGGCTAGAACCAACGCAAAGCTCAGAGCGAATAGGTATAAGATTTTCTTTAGAGTTTTCATAGAATTTTAAAAAATGGGATTCAATTTTGTCATACGCTTCTTTATCTAAATCAAAGTCATATATTATATTAGGGAGAATCTTATTATTAATGTAATTTTCAGCAAATGCGTGAAACTTACTTCCTTTATTGCATGCTCGCAAACTAATTGAATCCCACTTATCTAAAATCTCTTGTAGTGTCTTGTTCTCTTTCTTCGCAGATCTGGTTGCCCAAAAATCTCTTTCGAATGGTTTTTTGAATTTTCCTATAAATGTAGTTACTGACGTTGCAGGCTTACCATCTACAGTGTACGTATGTCCGTCTTCCGTGAAGACTACGTTATTAAATTTGTTTAGCTCTTTGAATATCATCTAGTAGTTTCTCTATATACACACTTGCATCCATTAGTTCTTCTTGTAAATGCACTAACCATTGCTGGGTTGAAAGATCTTTTCTTTCCATAGTGACATTATACTTATTTGCACCGATTTTTGCTCTTTCTTCAATCTTCTTACAGACTTTATCTTCAATCTTACTCATGATCCACAGTTCTCGCAATCTGGATCATCAATACTGCATGCTTCTGGTTGATCTTGATCTTCTAGATCTATTATCCATGAATCAAAGGTATTCTGTTTCGATTCTTCTGCTCTATTAATAGAGTCTTTAATGTAATCGGTGTCTTGTGTCGCCATAAATATACGCATTTAAATGTTAAAAGAAAAGTGGCCAAAAGAAAACCAAATTGAAACGCCACTAATTTTTCAATTGGGAGAGTCATTGGTGGTTCAACTCTCAAACATCATTACACGAAAGAACTTACCTGTTCCAACAGCCGTCCTCTATTTGTTTATCCTTAAAGGTGGGTGACTGAAGTGTTAGTTCGGTAACTCAGATTGCAAAGCTATATAAAATTTTTTATTTGGCCATGACTTTTTTAAAAAACTTTTGAAAAAAAATATCCCCCTCAGACCGAGGGAGATATTCACATCATAAAAACCAAAAAACTATGAATCGAGAAACACACAGTATGGCAAAGATAAAATTTATTTTCAATAAAACAAATTTTTATGGAATATTTTTTTTATCTTTAGGTTAGAGGTCTAATTATAACACAATAATCACATGGGGTAAGGGTAATAAAAGGGGGGATACTCCTTATAACTGGTTTGTTGCTAACCAGTATGATAATAGCAATTGAAGGGTGGGAATTTTTTGTAACTCCCATCTCACTACTAGGGGTTCACCCAATCACTAAAAAATATTTCGCATACTTTATGACACTCCAAGTTGTAATCTTGGGCGCTTTATATAAAAGAAGAAATGTAAAACCCTTTATAGTATTTATGGGGTTAAGCGCATTATCCCTACTTTCTATATACGATATGTACTACTTTTCAAGTATCCATAACTTCTTTGCCTTTATGTTTTTCATAATTCAACCCCTTATCTTCTTCTTAGAATATAAGAAATCTAAGGATTCTTATGCCCTCACTAAAGTAGCCGTATTACTTTTTCTAATCCTACTTACCTGGATAGGTGTGTTGCCTCTCCCTTTGTTCGAATACCTCTCCTACATCCTACTAATTTTATTTCTATAAAAATTTTGTTTACGGAAATGAGAGAGTAGACCACTTATATAACCCCACCCCCTCTAAGTTTTGGGCACTAATGCCCCCTAACTAAATTTTGCTACATTATGAAAACTAAATGTTTTTGGGTTCAAGTTAAAGACGGTCAAACTGTCGTAGGTTTAAGCGGGTTCGAAACTCGCAAAATTCTTGGTAAAGACCGAGTGGTCTCTACCAATGCAAATACTTGCTTCATCCGCCTAGAAGGCGACTGTAGCGACGAATTTGCTAAAGGCACTGAAGTGCCTGAGATTAGCACCATCGCAGATGGCGGAATCATATGGGCATAGCCCATGAATCGAGAGAGCTTTGCTCTCTCTTTTTTTATTTACGTGTGTAATCACACGTGTTGTGTAGTGTCATGATACGTCGTGTACTGTAGAGGTACTGTAGAGGTACAGTTACGCTACGTTTCATGCGTGTTAGTTGGTGTTCCAGATACAACACCCACATATTACCACCTTTCACCACTTAACCTTTTAACCTAACATTATAAATATAGCTAATTATGGATTACGAGATAGAAAACATAGAATTAAGAAATGCGCTTAAATTAGCACATGCACGTATCAAAGATCTTGAAGAAGATGCAATAGAAGATTCAGATAGGTTTAAAAAACGCATCAACAAGCTTAGAAATACTATAAATAAAAAAGATTATCGTATCAAAGAGCTTGAAGCACAAGTTGATGATAATTCAGAAGAACTTTGTGAAGACGAGTTTGGACAGATAATGTATAAATAAAGATAATTGTTGTAATAGCATTAGATACTGGAGCGAAACTCTCCTACCAATAAACTATGAAAGTCGAATAGATTAGATCATAACGAACTTTCTTAATAGAGTAATCTAAAGTAAATGACCTTCGTGGTATGGCTATTATAACAATTACTAAATAAAGAATGCGCACAGAGTTGGTATTTCCTTGTCCATACTCTGGTTATCCCGATAGTTGTAAGTTATTGTGTAACGTAATAATCAGTTGTAGTAAAGCTGAGGAGCTCAATACAACCAACGTTTGCAAGAGAGCATAGGCGACACAATGGCGGGATAATAACTTGATAAGGCTGGTGAGCTATATTGACATTTAGATGTGGAATCAGTCTCCATATTCGGTACCTGAACCCAAAGCCGATACTTTTTAAGTCTTAATTAATCTTCATACCTATGAGATACGAGAATTATATCAGAGTAAAAAAAGCAATCAAAGAGTATAAACTAAGCCAAAGAAATAATGAAGAAGCTAAAAGCTTTACGCAGACTTTACAAAAGAAAAAGAAATCATAAAGTATTAGAAGTACTAGATATGATTGAGAACCCTACAGATACTCTTATGAGATTTAATCCTCAACCAAGAACAGCATCTGGAGGATGTAGTTGCGACATTTGTTGTAACGCAAAGAAAGATAATTATGGAGGGCTATTTTAGCCCTTCTTTTCATTAACATAAATCTATTAAGTCATGGATGACATATTATTAAACTCTCTTTTAACCGTAAGAAAAAGAATAAAGACTAAGAAAAAAGAAAAAGAACCTCACTTTCAACTACAATTTGAAGAAAGATTCTTAATAGAAGAGTTAAGAGCTAGAGGATATAAAGAGCCATTTGAATTAACATCAATAAAAACAGAGGTTGCTTGACAATACTTTACACATATTGTGTAATGAGAAGGCTGCAGATACTTCACCTCAAACAAAGAAGCTGTAATGGTGAGATGCTATAATAGCAATATTAGTTATCAAATCCAGAAACATTCGGTGCATCGGATGTGCTCCAAAAAAAGCCAAGAGTTAGGTTGGCAACTAACACTAAGAGCTATGCACAGCTCTTTAAATAAAGCATATGGTATAAATGCAGGTTCGATTCCTGCATGCTTTACTATGCGTAAGCATAATCAACACACACAATTATTTATTAATCACTTAAAAACACAAGAAAATGAGTGAAATTACTAGTAAAACGCCGAGATTATCAGAATTAACACCAACTTCTAATGAAGGAGTTTATCAAGCTGTTCTAAGATGTGAAGTTGGAACCACAGGTGGTAACAACTTAATTTCAATGACTTTAGGGGCTCAAGCGAGACCACGAGTAGTATGGCATCCAGTAACACCTGCATGGTTAGAAGCATTTGGTTACACATTTGATCCTGTTACATTAGATGTTCCAGGTGATGAGTTGTGGAATGAACACACTGAAAAAGTAGTTGATAATGAAGATACTAAGACTCTTCCAGATGCAATGCCTGAAATAGGGTTATTTGTGAAAGAATCTTTTACTGCTCATACTTGGGAAGATAAAAAGACAGGGCAAACCATGAGTAGAGCTCCTAAAATGAATCCTACTACAAAAGCTGTTGTATGTAATCAAGGTAGACCAATCTATCGTGAAACTTACGCACTACCATTATATACTATCGATGATGATGGTGTTATGGTTTCAAACCCATTAGCTAATGATGTAACAATCTCTAGTGATGGTACTGCTCCTAAAACAGCAGAGAGTGTAGTAGAAGAATTATCTCAAGTATTAATGGATTAAGTTGTTGTAGCAAACAATTTAGTTAGAAAGGAACTGTCTGAAAAGGCAGTTCCTATTTTTTAAAACACTTAAATAAGTAGAAAATATGGAAACAGTAGTAGGATTAGCAATGTTTGTATCACTTTCAATGGCTTTTATAGCTTTTTTAGCTACAAGCTCATTAAGACGTAATGTACACCAATTAGAATCAGATCTTTTAGATTGTGCCTCAAGAGGTAGAATAACTCAATTAGAGTTAGACACATTAAGTAATAAAGTTAATAAACCTAAAGCTAAAAGAGGTAGACCAAGAAAGAATGTACAACCTAAAGTAATTCATACACTTGGAGAGTTGTAAAGAGTTTATCGCTCGTATGTATACCTTTATGCAAGAGTTACCAGAAGATAAGAGGAGTGATTATAACACTCTTCTTAACTTCTTCTCTTTTCAATTAAAGTGTAGAGATATAGATATTGCTTCTAATATAGTTGCTAAAGCTATTTATAATTTAGAAGTTAGTACTCACATACCTAAAAGATATAGAGATGAAGCGACGAGAAGAATTAGAAGTGTCGGAGAAGCAAGTCAATATACTTTCACGATTCCAGAGGTTAACAAAGAGTCGCTGGAAAAAATATTGGGCGAGCAGAGAAATAAACACAATCCTCAAAATCTTAAACACTAAATTAAATGATACAGTTCGTAGGAAATCCAAAGCTTCTTGATTGTTGTGCTACATGCACAGATCTTGAGCCTGTAATAAACTATTGCAAGGATAAAACAGTGTTAGCAATTGACACTGAAACTACTGGACTAAGCCACATTGATGATGATATGATTATGTTACAAATTGGAGATGAAAATGTTCAGTTTGTAATAGATACGCGCTACGTAAGTATTGCCCCTCTGAGAAGAGTGCTTGAAGATGATAGCATAGTTAAAATCTTACACAATGTTAAGTTTGATTACAAGTTTCTTATGAAACATAACATCAGACTTAATAATGTGTGGGATACTATGCTAACATCTCAAGTTATACATTGCGGTAAAGACATGTCCCACTCTTTAAATAACGTTCTTTCAAGAGAACTTAAAATAGAGATGGATAAGAGCGTGAGATTTAATTTCATCAATAAAAGTAGTGAAGAATTCACTGAGTCAGAGATAACATATGGTGCAAAGGATGTAGAATATCTTGTACAGTTATATCATAATCAGACAGTTAGCTGTCGCAGACTTGATCTTGTACATACAGCCGAACTTGAAAACAATGCAGCTTTAACATTTGCTGATATTGAATTTAATGGTATCGGATTGGATGTAGAGAACTGGAATATTCTTGCAAAGAAAGCTAAATTTGAAGTGCAAAATATGGAGAATGCTTTAGATGAAATCATAGAATCTAATGACATACTTCATAATTTTGTAGATTCTTATGTGCAAGGCGATTTATTTATGCCAGTAGAAGAGCTTAGAAAGGTAAATGTTAAATGGAGTTCACCAAAACAAGTGCTAAATGTATTTAGAACATATGGATTAAACGTTGAAGATGTAAATGCTAAGAATTTACATGTCCACAGTAAAGATCCATTTGTTAAAACATATATTAAGTACAAAGAGCAGGCCAAGCTTGCTACAAGTTATGGTGAAAAGTTCTTAGATAATGTAGATACTGACGGTAGAGTCAGAACAAGCTTTAGACAAATATTAAATACAGGTAGAGTAGCATCAGGGAAACCAAATATGCAACAGATACCTGCAGATAATGATTACCGTAATTGCTTTATAAGTGGTTATGATGATTGGGTATTTGTTTCAGGCGACTACAGCTCACAAGAACTATGTATTATAGCCACAGGGAGTAAAGATCCAGTGTGGATTAAGGCGCTAGAAGAAGGTAAAGACCTTCATAGCGTGTGTGCAGATTTAGTTTATGGTAAAGAATGGAAAGATGCAGCTGATGTAGGCTGTGCTTACTATGCTTATTCTAATTTAGGTGGTGGTACAGAACGTGCTCAACTTAAATGTGATTGCCCTAAACATAAAAAACTGCGTACAAACGTAAAGAGTATTAACTTCGGTTTAGCCTATGGTATGGGCCCACACAAATTAGCTGATACATTACTTATAAGTAACAGAGAGGCAGAGAAATTGATTCAGAAATACTTCACAGCATTTCCTGCAATTAAGAATTTCTTAGTGTCTCTTGGTAATTATGGTAAACAGAATGGTCATATTAAAACATATGCACCATATCGTCGTATCAGATGGTTTGAAGAGTGGAAAGGTATTAACACAGATAACGCAATAATGGGTAAGATAGAACGTGCCAGCAAAAACACACCAATTCAAGGTAGTGGAGCTGATATGTGTAAGTCTGCACTTGTTATGGTTCGTGATCATATCTATGAAAACGATTTACCTGTTAAAATAGTGATGACAGTTCATGATCAAATTGATACAATCGTACATGAAAGCTACGCAATTGTGTGGAAGCATAGATTACAAGAGATTATGGAGACATCAACACTTGATATTATACCATCAGGGCTATTAAAAGCAGAAACAGAAATATCGACAGTATGGAAAAAGTAGAAGACGTGACAGGAGAAGAGCTTCGTCCAGGAGACCATGTGACAATTCAAGGGTGGAAAGGATTAGAGGTGGCAAAAGTTAGAAGTTTTACAGAGTCTTGTATGCTATGTGACTATACATATATTAGCTATACAGGAGCTCAGGCACCAGGTAGATTACAACCTTATTTACCTGGCCATCCTAATACAGCATCTAACGATAAGTATCCTAACAGAATGTTAAAAGTTCTTAAAATAACAGAAGAACAGTATGACAGATTTAAGCAGAACCTCTAGACAATTAGAGATAGCAGATAAATTTAGTAAAGTTAAAGGAGTGGGAACTTTAGTCGCTGCAACAGGGTTCGGTAAAACTTACACAAGTATTCTTATACTTAAACGTATGTTTAATCGATACCCTGGCAACAGCGTTATTATAGTAGTGCCTACCATTAACTTGAAGAATCAATGGAATGCAGAGTTAAAGAAACACAACATACATAAGAATTGTGAGACTGTTGTAATTAATACAGCATATAAAAACAATTACGAGTGTGACATGTTAATTCTTGACGAGTTACATTGTTATGGAGCAGATCAATTTCAAAGAGTATTTCATAAAATAGAATATACATATCTTTTGGGATTAACTGCTACTATAGAACGTGCAGATGGTAGACATGATTTATTACTTGAGAATGCACCTATATTTGAAGAAGTGACTATTGAAGAATGTCATGAGAAAGGATGGGTGAGTGATTATCTTGTATATAATTTAAAAGTACCTATGTATGACGATGAAGTTGAGGATTATGATAAAGCTAACAAGCAATTTAGATTTGCTGCAGGTAGATTAGGCTTTGGAGGTTCCCAGTCATTTAATATGGCAAGGAAATATCTTAATGATCAGAATGCTGATCCAAATATGCGTGGTATTGCAGCTATTTATTACAATGCTATGCGTAAAAGAGGAGAGATATGTAAAAACTCTCAAGCAAAGATACCAGTGATTAAAGAATTACTAGAGAAATTTAGTGATAGAAAAGCTTTATTATTCAATGGAAGCGTTAAATTTGCAGACGAAGTACAGGAAGAGTTAGGCGATATATGTCTAAGCTTTCATAGTAAACGTAGTAAAAAACAGCAAGCTGAAGTACTTAGAAAATTTAAAGATGGTAGAACAAAACAACGTGTGATAAGCTCAGTTAAAGCTTTGAATGCAGGATTGGATGTACCAGATTGTTCTTTAGGTATTGTAGCTGCAGGTAATTCACGTAAACTTGATAATATACAGCGTACTGGACGTGTCATTAGATATGTACCAGGTAAGACAGCAGTTATTATTAATCTTTATGCACCTAATACACAAGAAGTCTCGTGGCTTAATAAACGACAAGAAGGACAGATTGTGAAATGGGTGGAGAGTATAGATGAAATCATCCTGTAGGGGTACAGGTTAGGCATGAGTGAACGCAGTTAAACTCTAATAATCTCAGATACTGCACCGTAAGACTTCGAAACAAAACCTGAGAGCCTATTTTCTTACAAAGACCACTCGTAGTACGTGATACTACAACTAAAATTATCGTTTGGTCTAATACGAGAGCAAGCTGCGTGAGTGCTGCGCATCAAGGAGTGGCGAAACGGTAAACGCAGAATTTCTAAAGAAGCGGAGTAATTAACTGAGTCTTGGTAATTCGGAAGTGGTAAAAGTCCACATAAAGGCTGTGATGTCCTTCATGCAGGTTCGACTCCTGCCTCTTTGACAACGAGAGTACCAAGCGTGAGTTGGGCAAACAGTGAAAATCCTATTAATGAGAATCAATAGGTAAGAAATCCTAAGCTGGGGAGCTTAGGTAAAATCAGCATCAAAAGTAAAGTTCTGGGTAGGAGATGTCTTATTCAGGCTTCGCTTTTGATCAACTTGTAAGGATTACTTACAACTTAACTATTTAAAAATAAGATAGTAAAGTTAAAAATATTTAATACCTTTATCCCAAAGAGAGTAAGCTACTTGAGTGCTGCATTTTGAAGAGACAAGATTAAAAAACAAGTATTATGGTAGGAATTTGCATAGGTGTTTTTATAGTATCAGTTATTGTAGCAAACATTATATACTTACGAGCTATCAAAGATTATGATGATTTTGATGACTTATAATTATGATAAATAAGATCAACTGATTAATCTTATTTGCTTAAAAAAGAAAACATGAGAACACTACTGGAATGGAGATGTGGGTACTGTGATAGTATTCAGCAATCCGATAGCGCTAAAAGATGGTCAATGGATTATTGCAAATGTGGAGAATCCTTTGTAGACTTAGAAGAACATTACCAACGTAATATGGGGGAGGTTGTCGTTATAAATACATCAGTATTTGGCGAAATAGATACAGGCGATTCCCAAACACCTAACACTATCAATAAAGATGGCGAGTATAATAAGTTCCTGAAGCTATGTGAAACAGCTGGGATACTACGTAAGGGAACAAATGAGGATATTTTTAAAAAACCTTTAACTCCAAAAGAAGCGTATAAAAAACCAAATGAGGGAATAAGTGAGGGATTAAATGAGGGAACAAATGAGGGAATAAACGAATCTAGAGTTATTTTTATTGTATTTGTTTTCTTTCTTGTCTTTTTATTAGGAACCGCTTTAGGACTTTGGATAGAAACTAGTATGTAGCAACCAGTGACAAATCATCACCAGTTGTATGTTTCTACATATAAATACTACGAAAATCACATTATTGTATGAGTTCTCATACATTAAGTACCGTTTATGGGGTTAACGCATGACAAATCATGCACAATTCATATTATATTGTGATTCTTGTAGATTAATTTGCAATTCGCGAATCAAGAATCTTAGTAAAAATTCGCCAGAAGTACCGAAAATAGGTAATAATTGGGACATTTTACTAAGATTGAACTAGTCGGAAATCCCGACATACCACTTAATTATGTACCAAATTGGTACATACTAAAAGCTAAATAAAATGGCAAGTAAAGCAATAAGTAACATAAAACTAACAGATAGCCTAACTATATCAGAGTGTAAGGATGGCTATTGGTTGTATGATGAAACAAGAGGAATGAACTTATCTATGGGAGCAGAAACAGAGCAAGATGCTTACGTTGAAGCTATAACCTATTACCAAAAAAGATGTGCAGAAGTAGAGCAGAAAAAGAAAAAGCTGTACGATAGCGTAAATAATTTCATAGAGTCATTGTCTGATAATGTAAAAAGATTCTAATCAAACTTGTTTGTGTATCAAAACAAGGGTAAAATGATTGTCAAACTGTAACAAAACAAACCTAATGTGGTGCAGATGTGGTGCATATTTGCACCAATAAAGCTCATTTTGTATCAAATATGAGACACAATTAAGGTTAGCTTGAGCTTCATTTTCGGTTATTTGGTGATTACAATCGCAGAAAAACCGTTTATTTGGGGAATAGAGCAATAAGTTTTAAGTATAGTTAAAAGTTATACTAAGTTGTTTACATTTGTAACTATAAGTAAACCCTTTTGTTGACGGAGCAACTGACGGAGTAAACCATTTTGTTGACGTTAACAAAAAGGAAAACCTATATATGTACGGAATACGTACAAATTTAATGTAGGGTGATGAAATTGGCAGACATACCCTCCTGTCTCGGGGGTGTAGATTATAGGATAAACTAAGGATAATGGGATTGACCACCAAGCTGCGCAGCGCCCTGGTTAAAATCTGTCCTTTAGCTAACTACTACGTGGAGGTTCGAATCCTTCTCCTACAGCCAACTGTCGCAAAAAAAGCGACAAATGTCCAGTTTATTAATCAAAAAACTGGACAATTGTTCAGTCCACTGAACAATCTCATCAGGCTATAGCCGTACGTTCACGAACATTTTATCAGGTTATAACCTGCCATAACTTTCTATAGTAGGTGGGTTTGGCGAAATATAGGTGAAAAACGATTATTAACAGTGAAAAACAATTATTTTATGGGGAAGAAAAGAATAAACTTTAGCCATGAAACTCTAAAAGAGTTATTGCCTTATACAAGGAGGTATTACAAACTTCCCCGTAAAAAGAAAAAGGCTATGAAAAAAAGAATAACTAAAGATATTGAAAAAGCGATCATTGCTTTTGTAAATAATTATCTTGAAGAGCAAAAAAACTTAATTTATGGAACACAAGAGCCTGTATTAGATTTAACCAAACTAAAACCTTAATTTATGGAACAAGATGAAACAGAGTATCTTACATCCTCTACAGCAAACAAAGAACGATTAGAAAAATCTATTAAAGATTTTGAAAAATCAGATGTAACACCACTAGCATTATTAACTTTAGGATTTGAAGAAGTATATCAAAAACCTGAGATAGGTAAAAATTATATTGCTGCAGGATATATATATTATTCTTTAGATATAGCTGGAATTCATTTTCTATCAACATCTATAGATGAGCCAGACTTTTATGTGTATCTGGAAGATAACACTAAAATAACTAGTATAGAATCATTAAGTAATTTAGTGACTAGCTTAAGAGAGCTATAGTATAAACTATTGCCATTAAAAGTGCATATATAAATTTTGTGGATCTTTTCATGAAGTGAATATACTATTAATTGGCAATAGAAGTATTAACTAAAGGTTAAGAAACCTTTAAAAAATTTAAACCAAGATGGGGAAAATGAAAGAAGAGTGGATTAGACTCAAAAGAGAGGAGGAATGGCGTATTGAACAATACAATCGAAATAGACCTTCCCAATTTCATGTCAGAACAATTGAAGAACTTGAAAAAAAACTTAAAGAACTAAAACAAGAGTAATATGGCATTAGAAATTATGTTAGCAGTAATATGTGTAATAGGATTATATGTATGCTGGTCAATAGCGCAGTTTAATACTGCAGCTAAAAAAGAAAGAAAAAGAACGAGTGCACCAATTAATTATGTGGATGTACCTAGAGGTAAAACTAAAAGAAAAAAGAAAAACCACAAATGGACGTAGAAACTAAACCTTCAGAACAAAATCTTTCAACAGGAACATCTAAATTAGCAGAGTTAGTATTATTACAACAGCAGCAATTAAATTCGCTGCAAAAACAAGTTAAATTATTAACAGAAGCTACAGATATACTTGAAACAGAGATTGAAGAACTAAAAACAAAAGTATAGATATGCCTAGTAAAACTTATTTAGACTACAAACCTTTGATTAAAAAGGTAAAAGTCGACAAAGAGCTTATTAAAGTTAAGCATCCTCCCGCCACAAAATTTGTAACTGATCATTCATTTAAGTTACAATTTGGTTGGGACGAAGCACCCAAAGTTAATCCTTCTCGTGCATTTAAGTACTTGAAGACATATAAGGACCCTAAAACAAACGGAAGCAATGGCAAAAGTAGTAGATTTCGGTGAGCTAGGCATGATAACAGTGCCAGCTCAAACAGAGACTTATGTACCAGTAAGTCACCAAGAATTAGTAACAAGAATTAAAGAGGCGGGCACAAAACATTATGGAGTGTCCCCGCACAAAGAAAAACTAGAGGTAAACCACAGAGGCCAACAAATGTTTGGCAGCTTAACGTTTCACGATGGAGCTAGTATGTCAAACGGAAGCGGTATGAATAGAACTATTGGCTTCCGTAACTCTTATGATAAAACATTACCTATAGGATTGTGTGGAGGAGCATCAGTAATGGTGTGCTCTAACTTAATGTTTGTAGGTGATATTATCAATATGCGTAAACACACACAAAATGTGCAAGACGATCTTGATGTATTGATTCAAAAATTATTTGAAGATGTAGATCGTAGATATAAACAAGCACATGAAGATGCAGGGTTTATGAAAGAAATACAATTTAGCGATAAACAGGTGGGAGATTATCTTGGCCAATTATTTGTAAATGAGCACATTTTAAATGGTTCTCAAATGAATAAAGCAGCTAATGAATGGTTTGAATCCCCCGTGTTTAAAGAGCGGACATTATGGTCAGCGTATAACGCATGTACTGAGGCACTAAAGGCAGCACACCCGTCAAACGCTTTGGAAAAGTACACAAAATTGCATACATTTACAGAAGATTATGTCTTAAAAGATTATAAAAAGCATGTTGCAGATGAAATTGCATTGCTAGAGGAAACTCAAAATAATCTTCATTGGCATTAAAATAATGTAAATATGAAAGAAAGCCCCTATAAAGGCAAAGCTCTAAATTTTGATGAGATATTTCACATTTTTCAAGTGTTGAAATTCTATTATCAAGATTTAGAGACTTTAGCTCCAGCTGCAATAGCAGAGATAATGCAAATGGAATTTGGTTGCATAGTATCTAAAAAAGACGTATATTTATATCTCTTTACGGTGCAGGCATCAGAGCAAAATAGGGATTCTGAAGGTAATATAAAGTATCATGATTAATTGTATTGAATGTGAAGAAGAATTAAGATGTTTACCAGACGATTCTCTGGTAAGCTTAACTGAAGAGGAACTCGATAAATATCTAAACTGTGATGAAAGTGTCTTTAAACTTAACCAAGTTGAAGGGCAACAAGCTTACTCCTAGTGAGTTTGTTTATATGCTTCTTAAAAGCGAAGGAGATAAACAAGTTCAAAAATATTTAGAAATTCTACCTATAGACAGTGAAAAATTACAGACCCGTGGCTTTATTAAAATAATGCCCGATCAGTCATTTATGCTCCGTCAAAAAGCGTTGGATTTATTTAAAGTACGAGGATGTGAGGATTGTTGGAATCAATTTGTGGTAGCTTATCCTATGAAGGATCAAAGTCGCCCTTTACATAATGATAAAAAGCGTAATAAACTTAAATATTTATCATTAGTAGAAAAAAATCCAGATTTACATGAAACTATTTTACAAGCTCTAGAAAATGAGAAAGAAGATAGAAAACGTGCAAGTTGGATTAATGAATTTCGTCCTCGTTGGAAGATGATGAGTTCATATATAAACCAAGAAGCTTGGACTATGTATGAAAACACAGAACATAACGAGCCAATAGAAGACGAACAAACTTATGGAGAAGATTTAGTATGAGCGAGGAACAGAAAGCATTACCTTGGCGCCACATATCTAAAGCCTCTAGTGCAGCATTACGCTACATAGATGGCAGAAGAAAAGGAATTATTAAATCTCTAATCACCCCATGGAAAAAGTTTAATAATATTTCTATGGGAGGAATAGAATGGCAGACTATCACAACTATTGCTGGTATGTCTGGTAGCGGTAAAACTGCAGTACTCGGTCAACTTGAAACAGGATTGAAAGATCTTAATCAAAATGACGATTTTGCAATACTATCATTTAACTTTGAGATGCTCTCTTCACGGCTGATTGGCCGTAAGCTTAGTAACAAGATGAAACTTACTACACAGCAACTCTATAGTGCGTCGGAAAGCTTTACGCTTAACGATAATTACTATATGAACGCTGTACAAGAGGCTCGCAAGTTAAATAAGTATGATATAAATTATGTAGATATACCAGGTAGTGTTAAAGCTTTAGAGGCAACTATATTAGCATTCTCTAAAGAGAAAGACAAACCTGTTATAATCATGTTAGATCATACTTTACTTGTAAAGAAGGTAGGCGGAGCACAAGATAGAGATTTACTCTATGATTTGATGGCTATGTTTAACGGTTTAAAAAAGGTTATTAGAGTAGCATTTATTCTAATATCTCAAATGAATCGTAACATAGAGAATTCAGAACGTATCCAAAATCCTGATTTACATTACCCTAAGAAACAAGATATTTTTGGTGCAGATGCATGTTATATGTATTCTGACATTGTCATTGTAACACACAGACCAGAGATGCTTGGTATTAGGGCATATGGCCCAAAGAGATGGCCTACAGATAATGCTATATTTTGGCATTACTTGAAGGTTAGGGAGGGCGAGCCTTGCATTGCGCTTATGGAAAATGATTTGGCTCATAATCAAATATTAGACGCTAAACCACCAACCTATTCGAGCAATGAAGATCAAGAAGTACGAGAAGAAGGTATCATCAATCCTTCTTCATAAGTCAAAGGCTAGAGATTGCGACTATGTTCTATATGGTTTTGTATTATTGTCACACAATGTCAATATACATACACTAAGCACTAAAGATTTTCTAAAAGGTTTACATGATAAAAGCTACCCTTCATTTGAAGGAGTGAGTCGGTGTCGTCGTAAACTTCAAGAAAAACACACAGAGCTTAGAGGAACCAAATGGGATGCTAGACACGCAGAAGAAAGCAAAGTAAAAACCGAAATTAATCTATTTTAAATGGCACAAGAAGTATTAATAGTTGGCGCTAGTGGAACAGGGAAATCCACCTCAATTGAGAACTTAAACCCTGAGTCAACCTTTATTGTAAACGTAGCTCGTAAAGCATTACCGTTTAAAGGATGGAAGACTAAGTATCCCACATTCGACAAAGAGAATCCTAAAGGTAATTTCTGTTCTACAGATGTGCCACATGAAATTCTTGGATGTTTGAATTACATTAACGAGAAGCGTCCTGAAATCAAGACGATTATTGTTGATGATTATCAATACACTATGGCTAATGAATACATGCGTAGAGCTAACGAAACTGGTTTCAAAAAGTTTACTGAGATTGCTCAGAATGCTTGGTCAGTTATCAATGCAGTTAAAGCTATGCGCGATGATTTATTAGTTGTGTTTATGATGCACTCAGAAGTTACATTTGATGCCCACGGTAATAAAGTTACCAAAGCTAAAACTATCGGTAAAATGATGGACAATGTAGTTACTCTTGAGGGTATGTTTACAATTGTATTGTACACAGACGTAACGAAGGGTGAGAACGGTATGGAGTATTCATTCATTACAGAAAATGATGGTGCTAATACAGGGAAAGCCCCTAAAGACATGTTTGGATCTGTTAAAATTCCAAACGATTTATCATTGGTAGCACAAGCTATCGAAGAGTATCAATAATTAGTAATTAATTCTTAAAAGAGAGAAAAATGTACGGAAGTAACGTAGAAAGCAACAGTACTGGTGGAGTAATGCCAGCAGTAGGTATCGTAGAAAACTGCGAATTAGTAAGTGTATCCTTAAATATGGATAAAGGTGGGCGTTTAGACTTTGAGTTTAAGCAACCAAATGGTGCAACAGTTAAGCATGCAGAATTCCCTGCTAATCCAGATTTTGGAGATGTAGAGAAGCAAGCTACAGATGTATCTCGTCGTGTTAAGCATATTGCTACTAAGTGTATGCCTGAACCAGAATTTGTTATCGACAATGTAACAACATTTGCAGAGTACGGTAACAAAGTTACAAGCCTTTTAGGGCAGAAATATATAGGTAGAAAATTTAGAATGTTATTTATTTACAAGGGTAAATATGTATCACTTCCTAAATTTCCTAATTTTATTGAAAGCATGGACATCCCTACAGAGAAAACTAATATCTATATTTCAGACTGGAATAAAAAGAAATTAGTTAAACCTGAACCAGATGCTGCTGCTACAGCTCCAGAAACAGTATTAGCTACTGGTGGAGCTGAAATGCCGTTCTAATGTACGGTAGTAAAGTAGTAGAATTAAGTGAAGATGAGATTCTAAGCAGGGTAACCTGCTTAGACATCTTTGCTTATTATATAGGAAAAGATTTTAGAGCGACGAGAGCTATGTGCTCTCCTCTTCGTAAAGATAAATCTCCTTCGTTCACTGTTTTTAGACATAATAGTGGAAAATTCTTCTTTAAAGACTTTAGTACTGGTGAGACTGGTGATTGTTTTACATTTTTAACTAAAATGTTTGGCCTTACTAGATTTGCCACATATCGTCTCATAGATAACGATTTTCAGCTGGGTATTTCTAATACATCTTTTACAACTCCTACTAAACAATATGTAGGAGTACACATAAAAGAGCTTGCAAATATTGAACTCTCTTCTACTACTATACAAATTAAATCGCGTCCTTGGAATTCTAAAGAAGATAAAGAGTTTTGGTCTAAATTTGGAATTGATTGTGCTATATTAAATAAGTTTAACGTTAAACCTGTACTACATGTATGGATTAACGGTAATCTCATTGTTAGTAGTAACAAATATAATCCTATTTATGCCTTCGACTTTGGTGATGGTAAGATGAAAATATACCAACCATATAGCTTAGTATATAAATGGCTTAGTAATACTAGCGCGTCTGACCTTCAAGGTTTGAGCCAACTGCCTAAAAGCGGAGACACGCTAGTTATTACTAAAGCATTAAAAGATGCTATGTGTTTGGATATATTTGAAATCCCCTCTATTGCACCTTCTTCGGAAAGTTGTGTCATTCCTGCAGATGTTGTAGATAATTTATATGACAGATTTGGCAAAATATACATATTATATGATTTTGATCGTACTGGTGTAACTTTTGCAAATAAGCATAGAAAGTTATACGGGTTTACGCCGTTATTTTTTACTAACGGAAAATTTAGTACCTTTGATCATAAAGTAAAAGATTTTTCGGACTTCATTGCTCTTCACGGAGTTAGAAGAACGGCTGAACTAATAGAACATGTATGCCAAGAGGAATATTCATACCAGGAAACGTGCCGTCAAGTAAAAACGGTAGAAGATGGACAGGGAGATACTTTATAGTATCTAAACAAACCCAACGCTATTACAAGAACAGTAAACAGTATTGGATAGAAAATAAGAAAGAGTTTCAAAAGCTATTAAAAGGCAAGGATTCACAAAACAAAAAACCATATAGAATCTCGTTTAAGTTTGTAAGGAAAAGTAGGCATAAGTTTGACTACATAAATCCCGCACAAACAATACAAGATCAAATGGTAAAGTATGGGTGGATCTCTGATGATAATGCAGATGAAATGCTTCCTATTTTCTTAGAGTTTGAATACGATAAAGATAATCCAGGAGTATATATTAACGTTTTAAAATCTTAAGTATGAAAATTAAATACCCAGAAGAATTCAGAGATAAATGTTTTAATAATCTCAGATTTTTTATGGACATCCGATTGCTTACATCCGCACTGGATAATGGGCACGATAATATTGTGAGATATTATCTCGAGCAAGCATTAGAAGACTCTGAACTATATATTAGTGAAGAACTTCCAGATGATGGCTCAAGAAGAATTGCTAACGCTAAAATACATGCACATAATGTACGACAAGAGTTGTATAATGAGTACATGGAATTACTAACTTTAACACTTGATAAAACCGATGTCAGAAGAATCGAATTACTACGCTAAGGAATCTATATCAAACAGTGATATAGGAGAGCTTAAATTATCTCCTCGTAGATTTGTTATGCGTAAACAGCAAGAAATGCGAACCAAGAGCGCCGCAATGGAACTTGGTACTCTTATTCATAAATTTACACTTGAGCCTGACTCATTTATAGTAGCCGACGTAGAACCTGTTGGTGGTAAAATGGGTGAATATATCAAAGCTTATTTTGAATTAGAGAAAGTTGGTACCCCAGAAGATCAAATATCTAATATGGCGTACCAAATGTCTGGTTATAAACCATCTCATTCTAAACCTGAAACAGTTCTTAAAAGTTTTAAGAATAAACCAGAGAATGCTACCTTTTATGAATTCTTAAAAAGTGCAGATGGTAAAATTGCTCTTACAGTAAAAGACCGTCAAATTGTAGAAGGATGTTTAACATCTTTAAAAGGACACGTCGTTGCAAATAAACTATTATTTCAAAATGAAGACAGTTCTTTTGCTGAAAAAGAGATTTACTTTAATATGCATGAAGTAGATTGTAAATCTAAATTAGATAGAATTACAATTGATGAGAAAACTAAAACTATAACTTTTGTTGATCTTAAGACTACAAGTAATCAAGTTTATGGAGAGTGTAAACCACTTAAAACTAAAACTGGTATACTTATGAGAGATTGGCATGTTACAGGATTTATGTACTCATGTTTACAATATTCATATTATAGACAACTTGCCTTTTATATTAACGCTATTAAAGCTGAATACCCTGATTACAAGGTTGAGTCTTTTATAGTAGCAGTTGATACTAAAGGATCTTATGATGTAGCAGTTTACCAGCTTCCTAAAGAATGGTTAGATGAGGGTAATAAAGAAATTGAATCTTTATTAGCTGAGTATAAACATTATAAGGATACTAACAGTTGGACTGTTAAGCAAGGATTCGAGGAAATCGTAATGTATTAATTTTTAAATTTTCGCTATGCAGAGAGATTATGAAGGTAGATTGATGCGAAATAAATCTTTTACATACGTATTACCAATGTTGGCATTATATTTTGATGTCAAAACAGAAAACTTATTAAACACATTTATAAAAAGTGCGGATAAGCCTGAATTAACTAATCATTTATTTTTACTTTATAAATTTTCTGGAGCTAAAGTCTTTCTAGAATATGAAGATTATCTTGAAAAAGAAGAGCTTTTTGAGCTTTCTTATGATCCTGATAAGCATCATGTGATGTTTGCCTTTAAGATCCCAGATAGTCATAAAGAGATATATGATAAGTTTCTTGATGGTAAGTATTCTGAATTTCCTCAAGACTATAAAGTACATATATTTAAATTTCATGGTATAAAAGATCCTAGTCATAGGGTTGCTCAAGTTTTATTCAAACATCCTGATCTTAGAGAAGAATGGGAAGAAGCACTTGAGATGCCTATACCTGATGATGCAGAAGTTTCTTCTGTACCTGATATGAGTTTAGAAATTTACACTGAGAAATTTAAGTACGAAGAACCTTTAAAACCTGATAAAAAACCATTTGAGTAATGAAAATCATCCAACACACAAACGTCAATGAAGTAATTGGCGTACAACAACAACACAAATTTAAAATCACAGACGACTCTCAGGCTATCATTATGGATAGCCTGATTAATTTATACTCGGATCCTATTGGTTCGATTGTCCGTGAGATAACTTCGAATTGTATCGATGCAAACCGCGAGCGAGATCTTAAACTAGACGGCAAAATTCCTATGGAGGGTACAGATGACACTAGTTTTTGGTCTAAAAAGCAAACGGTTTGTATTGAATACATTGACAAGAACACAATTCTAGGAATAGATGAGTGTATGATGTTCCATGACTATGGTTGTGGTCTTTCTGAAGAAAGAGTTCGAAATGTATTTACTACATTTGGGGCCTCTACTAAGAGAGATAACAATTATGAAATTGGTGGCTTTGGGCTAGGAGCTAAATCTCCTTTAGCCTACACAGAAACATTTTATGTATCTAGTAGACATAATGGTACTGAAACATATTACATGCTTTATCGTAACAATGATAATGTACCACATATGGACCAGGTTTACCAAACTTCTACAGATCAGCAAAATGGTACCACGGTAATTGTTCCTATCGAGGGCTCTTATGATAGACGTAAGTTTAGAGAGTCTATTGAAGAGCAGCTTCCTTTCTTTCAAAACATAGTATTTAAGAATGTAGAAGAAGCTTTAGGTAAGGTTAATAATTACTATACTTCTGGGCTTGAAAGTAAAAAGGCCATAGAAGAAACACAAGATTACCTTATGACTAATGATGGTAGAGATCCATTTTTACTTGTGGGTAGAGTAGTTTATCCTATTAATTGGGATTTAATTGGTATAGATATATCTAGTTTTAGAGCTAGTATCGGAGTTAAATTTGATATTGGTATACTAGATCTTGTGCCCTCTCGTGAAGAGCTGCGATATACACCAAAAACTATTGAGCTTATTCTTAATAAGATAAAGTCTATTAAAGCTGCCTTCAAAGCTAGTATTGCTGCAGAATACCAACAAATCACTGATTATGTTGAGTATTTAATAGCAGTATCACAACTTTATGGTACTGGAGGCCGTTCATGGAGTTCTTTACAAAGTGACGATCCTAAAGCAATCAAATCTTCTGTTTGTAGTATAACTGCATTTGACATTCCATTTCACCATAACCCAGGAATTAGTCCTGGACTTCATTTGACTAGTAGAGACTTTCATCACATATTTGATGGGATACATTTTTATGAAAGTAAAATTGTTTCTAACAAAGGTGCTATTGGAGGTGAGACTATTTACAATAAAGAGTTAAGCAACTGGACAGAATTCTTTGCTGCTATAAAGAACCACACTCAATTTTATTATGTAGAAGGTAACTTTAGTAAACCTAAAAGTTATACTCTTATAAATGATGTGGGTAATTTTATTTCTTTTAAAGCAGATAAACTTAAGTTAGGTGGTCGTATAAGCGATAAAACTAATTTAATTGATAGTAGAAAATCTGTAGAAAGAGTTGCCACCTTTAATACTGTATCTAGAACTCTTGGTAAATCTTCTTCTGTATTAAAATATGCAGATGTTGAAGAAGCAGAACTCGAGAGTGAAATGTTCGGTGACATAGTAGACAATAAGACACGTCGTAAACTAGATAAGATGGTGTTTGCTCGTAATGCTGAATTCAAGTCTGATGGTTGGAAAACTGAGATTAAGTACACTAATCAAGAGTATAAAGTTTCAGATCTTCAAGACATGCTACATCCTGCAGAGGGTGAGCCTACTTTAAAAGCTGTAGTTTATGCTGAGACTAAGGATATTGACGAACTTGTAAAAGTTGTCACAGTCCTTGGTAGTAGTAAAGATTATTATACTAGTAACTATAATTACAGTTATAGGTTTGAATCAGAATATAGAGTAGTAAAAGTATCCAAAGACGTTGCAAAGCAATTTGCAAAGTTAGACGGATTCCTAACAGCACACGAATTTATGAAAAGTCCAAAACACCTACAAAGATTTGCCACTACACAAAAGATTGCAAAGTATATCAAGCACTTTAACTTCCTAAATTACTATAATGAGTATGATAAGCCATTATTTGGTTTATACAGATCTCTTTATGAGTATCACAGAGACAATACCCACGGGTGTTGGCGTTGTGAAGAGGACATCAAACCGATAGTAGATGAGATTATGAAACTTGATATACCAGACAATGTTAGGTATAGTATGAATATGATAGATAAGCTAGAGGAAGTGGTGGAATATGCGCAAGGATTAGAACTTCTAAACCATGTAACTTTCCATTCAGAATCTAGGAATTCTATCAAAGATTTCTTATCTTTAAAAGATAAAATGCCTAATAATCAACCAGTTAAATTAACACTAACCGCTTAAAATTAATTTCAATGAACTACTTAGTAGCGAAAGTAACACCCTCGGATGTTACAGTAATTATTGATGGAAAGCACAAGAGAATCCGAAAGGATTCTCCTGATGCTGAACTTGTTATTGCCCTCGTAAAGCAATACAATTCTTGTAATATTCTTGAAGAGAGACAAGATATCATCACAAAGATAGAAGAACTTTGCAATCCTGCAAAGAAAATCGAATTTAATTCTGATGGAAGATTTGAATTTGATGGGGGTTCTGCAATGTACCTTAAAGGTACAAGCGATCCTATACCAGAGTTTCTCGCAAAGAAATTGCTTGAGTACATTGACAAAGGGCTCAATGTAGAGGCTTTGGTTAACTTCTGGAAGAACACACTACTTAATCCTGATAAAGGCGTTAGACAGCAGTTATTTGGCTTTCTAGAGCATAATGGGCACCCAATCACTGACAAAGGTTATTTCTTAGCTTATAAAGCAGTGAAAGTTGCCCGTAAGTATGATGCCGAGACGGGTGAAGAAGTTGTGAGTATTAGATACGATGAAGATACGGGAGATAGAATTGAAGAAAAGCTTACACAAGCTATGTCCTTCAAACCTTATCACTCTGGGGCTCATGGTATGACAGTTAAAGTAGGCACTCCTATTACAATGCCAAGAGAAGAATGTGATTCTGATCCTGATGTAACTTGTTCTGCAGGTTTACATGTAGGCTCTATGGATTATGTTCATGATTTTGGGTATAGTGAAGGAGTTATACTTGAAGTATTAGTTAGTCCTCGTAATGTTGTAGCAGTTCCATCTGACTATAACAATACAAAGATGCGGACTTGTGAGTACTATCCTATTGCCATTACAAATGGTGAGAATGATAATATTTATTTAGAATCTGATTACGCTGCACATGACCATTTAGCTATGGCTCAAGACATTGTTGAGTATGAAGAATCTAAAAAGGATATTATTCAGGAAATTGAAAATGAATTAGCAGAGCGGAAAGCTATTGCTGAAGATATACTAGCATAATAGTAAACCTCACAAGTATGTGTGTTGGTTAACTTGTGTTTGTTGAGCTTGTGAGGAAATAGTAGAGGGGGACAAATAGTCCCCTTCTTCTATTAATCTTGACAAGCTACAAATACTTCTATTTGTATTGTACCGCTACTAGATTTAGCCCCTATTTTATCTATAGCGCTTGGAGCATTGTCGGTAGTACCTATTGTACTAGACCCATCTCCATCTTCTATAGCATCCATTAGACTATTTCCTAAAATATAATGATCTTCTGATTCTAATTTTACAAAATATTCTGCATCTGCTTGTGATATTCTTAATGTAATATCTGCAGAAGGATCTAAATTTGTAATACGTAAATATTGCACAGAAGCGTCTTTAAATGTTCCTGCTGATGCCGCCGCACCAAATCTAACCACATCTACATAAGATGTTCCTACATCCATAATTCTATGAGACACTTCATTTACAGTTTCAGTATGTGTATTTGTTGTACCTCTATCAGTACTACCGTCTCCCATTGAAACGGCCTCAGTTAATGTTATCGTCAGTGTTGCCATTGTCTATAATTATAAAAATTTGTATTAATCCTAAAAAAAATTGTACTTCATAGTACGGTGCATATTCTTCTGGTTGGAAGTGTCTAATTCCAAACAATAATCCTTTTGACCAGTTTATACCAAATCCGAATTTCATTAATCTACAGGTTTATATAACCATCCTATTGTATCTTCTACATCTCTTTTGAGCTGATACGAAATTGGAATTATATCGTTAATTTCTTTTTTAAACTTAAGTTCTCCTTTTCTTTTACCTGATTGGTATCTTTCCATTTGTCCTCCAGTAGCTACAGACCATGCATCAGTTGTAAATTGATCAAATATTTCCATACCATTTTGAATTAAACTTAAAGAAGCTGCAGGACTTTTTAAAATTCTTAAGGCCTCTCTAGGGTTTGTATAGAAAAATAATTCAGAGTATAATCTTCTTGTATAAAAGGCCCCCATATATAAAGCCCATTTTTGTTTTTCATCTGGTTCGTCTTGAGCGGCACCGTATAAAAGAGCAGCTCCCATAGAAGAAAGAATTAAAGCAGTGAATTCTGTTACCATTTCTTTAATATTAGCTTGCTCTCTTAAGGAGAGATCATGCCATCTTTCAGTGGTAAGTTCCATACTAAATTTTCTAGTATCTTGCTTTAGTCCTCCTAAAAATCTTAATACAGTGGTATATGTACCCTCATCAAGATCTTGAATTTCTCTATTATAATATATATCTTCCTCTGTTAAATGCTCTTTTGGAATCATATTTATACCAGGCATTGCAGTACCTATACCTCTATACCTTCTTCTTATTCCAGGCTCTAGCCACTTTCTTAACATAAATGCTAATTTACCCATAGCAGCTCTTTGAGCCATTGCTTGGTTATTCAAAGCATAGTTACCGTTAAGTCTTCTATTAAGGTGATTCAAATATCTCTTCACCGTAAACTCCGTACTTTCTAAATCTTTTGCTTTTAAAGAATAAGTTTGCCCAGTATTTAATTCTATACTGTCTGCATCTTTTCTCATCACTAGTCTTTTACCTGATTTATCTTTTTCATACGCTTCATCTAAAGACATCGCGTCTTTTTTATCTTTAACTACTTCTCCTGCAGTATTTATATACTCTCCTTTTTCATTTTTTACTTTAATCCCATTTAAAAATGAGTACATTAAAGTATTCTGGATATAGTTTTCAGCTAATCCTGTTAAAAAGTGTAAAGTATTTTTATTAGCTAATTGACTAGCTTTTGTGGTTCCTGCAAACTTTTTAGCTACTGCACTCCAATCTTGTGTAGACTCAAATATTTCTCCAAGTAAATTTGTTCTAGAAGTTGGAACAAGTGCCCCTATATCTCCTATCATATTAATTACATCTGCATCATATTTAAGCTCCCCTCTTGTAACATCTTTTAAATTAAAATCTATTCCCCCAACTGCTTTTATGAAGTTCATAGTTTTACCTTGAAACAAAGAAGCCCCCGCAGAAAAGTAATTTCCTATTAAAAATAAATCCCCTGTAAAGGACATCAAAGATTGGGCTATCTTATTAGTTGTAGCATTACCTATAGATTTAATACCATAAACTCTATCTTCAAGTATAGTTTGTATTGCTTTATAAGCGTTAGACTCCTCCCCTTTAATTACAGCAGGAACATTTTCTTCCATCCCTAATTTTTTAGCAACTTGAGTTTGTTTAGTAAAAGTCTTTTGAACTGTTTTTCTTGTCGCTATAGATTCCTTGAATATTTCTAATTCAGGAAGTATACTGTATTTTTCTTTATAATTTATAGATCCCCAGTAATCAAGTAAATACATACTAACCAAATCATAAGACTGGTCCCCTGGTTTTACTTTACTTCGATCTCTAAAATATGTAGGAATACTTCTACTTATTTTTTGCTGTTCATCAAGATTAACATAAATAGTACGTTTAATCTTTTCTTTCATAGCTCGCCATCCTTCAGCTTCTACTTCGTCAGGATTTTCATTATGTAATTCTACATCAGTGGCTCTCACTCTAAAAGTATCTCCAAAAGTTCTAGATGCAGTATCTACTATATTATTTTCAAATGTACGTTCTAATATACTTTTCTCTATAGCGGGTAATCTTAATCCCGCTCCATGGCCTAGATAATTTTTATCTCTCTTCTCTGCCAGCTCTCGTAAAAACCAATACATATCATAAGTGGCTTGCCCTTTATTACTCTTATCTTCAAAGTACTTATATTTAGGGTCCTGCCAAGATGCTCTAGGTTTTCCACGCTTCCCATTTATAGAATTAGCATTGATCCATACTTTTTCTTTTCTTTTAGCGTTTATAGCTTGCTCGCTGGTTTCTCCGTGCTCTTCAATTGCAAGGCGTTTTTCTTGATACAGATCTGATAGTTTTTTAAAGTACTCTCCTTTAATAGGGCCAACTAAATAATTTGTGGGTTTACCTTTTTCATCAAAAGCAAGAAGATCCTCATACAGTTTAACCATATTCTTTGTATTTCTTCCTACTTTAAATCTTTCAAATAAATCATGAGCCTCTTTTGTTTTATTTATAGTCTCACGCATTACAAGATAATCTGCCTTATCTAATAGCTCCACTGCTATTTGTATAAGATCATCTGTAATATCTCTAGGGTTACCAAAGTAGGCATCCATCCAACTAATATCATCAGATACAGATAGCATAGCTTTTTTAATATGATCTTTTTCAGCTTGCTGTAAATCAACTTCATTTTGCTCTATCATTTTATCTATATGAGCTTCCTGCATCTTTTTAAAATCTGCTTTTGATTTACCAGGATTGCTTTTTCTCCAAGCTTCATTATAGGAGTATCCTCTTCTATATTTTTCTCTAGCAAGCCTAGTCATTTTTCCTGGGATTTCTCCCCATTTTTCTCCTAATACATCTATAAACTTTTCAGATAACTCTTTTTTAAGATTTTGTATATCAGCAGCTATATGCGAATAGTCAATTTTATTTTTAGCAAATTCCTTTTTAAGTTTAGGATTTTTATCAATAACATAGACTACATCTTCAATAGCTGCAAAATACCTAAGTCTTTTTAAATACTCATAATGAGTGTTAACATCTTTACCAGAAGCTAGTTTTAATGCTTTTTTAATACCTGCAATGTCCTGCTTAACTTGAGACACATATTCAATAAGGCCTGCTTCAGTTTTATAAGTTCTTAGTTTAGTAAGCAGAGATTCTATTTTAGTTCTAAAAGCTGCTTTCTGCTTTCTTTGACGCTGCATTGGAGAGCCTTTTTGAGTTTTAGTCTGGGCATAATCTCCCACCTCTTTAGCCACCTTTTTTAATAAGGCTTCAGTTTGTTGTATTAAATCTTCTCTTACACTTGTAGGATTGACTGGTGTATATTTAGATATTAAATTGATATAACTAGAAGGTATATCTTTTTCAGCTTTTAATCCTTGTTTATCTAAATACTCTAATATAACTTCTTTAGTAGGCAAACCGTTTTTCATATCAGCTCTACCTTTAGTAGCTTTACCTGCTTCAAAATCTCCAAACCATCTTTTAAAAGAAGGAGTGAATATATGATTATAAAGACTTTCCCCAATTCTTTGCCCTTCAGAAGCATCAAACTTTTCAGTGAATTCTTTAATTAAACTATTTTTTAATTCGCACGACATATTATATACATTCAGGTTTAGTAAATTCTTGTACACGCTCTCTAGCAGACTCCATTTCATAGGCCTTATTTATTCTAGCCTGTACTGCTTTACTTACTTCTACTTTATTTTGTTCAAACATGCTCTCAGGTTCAGCTTTATCAAATCTATACTCAACTACTCTAAAACCTCCTTCGCTTTGGTAACCTAAAGGAGATACAGGATAAAACAAAGGATTTAAATATTGTTCTCCTCCTTTTTCTACAATTTCATATCCACCATTTTTAAATAGCTTTGCCTCTCCTTTATAGGACCATGTAATAAATTTAGTTAGCAGGTGTCTTTTAGCTTCATTTCCTAATAACTTAATACCACCGAATAATCCAGTTGCTTTATCTATAGGTACGACAGCTTTACTTTTTCGTATTCTAGGGGCATACTTAGGATTTTTATATTCATGTCGTATAACCTGATCTATTCCTGCCTGAAGCATGCTTCCTTGTTCTAATCCTAAAGCCTGGACAGAGTTATTAAATTTATTTTCTACGTTCCATAAAATTGGGACTATATCATAAAATGTTTTTAATCCATTTCTAAATCCTGACGTAAGATACGCATATTTAACTAATTTATTGTAAAATATTTGCTCTTCTTCTATAGAAGAGTTTAATCCGTCCTCCCATGCTTGTCTAGCAAGCTTCTTAATATCAGCTGGTAAGAACTTAGCGTTACTCATCGATATTTCACTAGGCACCATATTAACTCCCTCTTCATTTCTATTTAAAGTAGTTTTCAAAATACCTCTATCCTTTCCAATTAAAATATTATCAGGATATTTAATAGCCATTTTTCTTAATTCTTGTACTAAAGATTTGTTAGTTGCAGAATCAAATAATAATTGTTCTGGAGATCCTAATTCAGGCGTACCTACAAAGTGATTACTGTACATATAAGAATACATTCTATCCTCCATGGCTCTACGTAATCTATAATCTTTAGAGTTTTTATTATTAGTGGCGTCAAGCATAGCTAGTTCAGTGCTTTCTAGTCTTCCTGATAAAAATTTATCTGCAAATAGCTCTATAAAAAGTTTAGGACCATTTTCAAAGTATTTTCCTAGTATTGTACCCTCAGCGAACTTCTCATTAAAGTTACCTATTTCTATATAGTCATCGCTAGTTTCTATTTCTTCTTTAGTTTGTAAGGCCATTCGCGCCTCTATCATACCTTGTCCAACACCTTTTGTGTGAACCTTAGAGGCCAGGTTTTGGTCAAATATCTTATCAGCTGTCTTACGTATAGAATCAAAGTAAGCTATTACAGCGGCTTGATAGTCTAAATTTTCTTTAGATATACCTTGTTCTAAATTAGATACTGTAAGAATATTTTTAACATTATCTAAAGGATTTTCTAAAGACAGTCCCGCTTCTAGTTCAGAAGAATTTTCTGTAGAGTACTCAGATATTAAAGATTCTATTAACTTCCCTCGATTTACTTTACGATCTAATAAAGGACTTTTGTCTATAGATATTTGTCGTACATAATCTACAATAACAGGTTGCTTTAAAAATCTATTTATCCATTTAGTGGGTACTTGAGCTCTAACTAGAAGTGTAGTTATATTTAATGTTTCAGCATTCACATTTAACATCGCTATATAAGGATCTTTTTCAATATCCACAAATGCGTTCATGTACCCTGATTGGATTTCAGATACTAAAAGACCGTCTGTTCTGCTTGTTTCGTGTAAACTTGTAACTATGGAACCATCGGCTAAAGTTTCAGTGGCCCCAATACCAATATTAGAAACATTTAATTTTCCTATTTGAGAGGAAACATTATCTATAATAGAATTCGCAATAGATCCTACGCCTATAGCTCCTAATGCAAACCTTCTTTTTAATTCCTGTTGGAATTGCCCACTAAATAGTTTTAATCCGTCAAACCTATCTTGTTCTCCTGCTAATTGTTCTATATAAGTAGCATCTTCTTTTAAATCCTTAGTATCTATAGATTTAATAATTCTAGGGTATTCACTAACTGATTGGAATAACTCTTTATATAAAAGAATTCTTTTATTTTCTAAAGACTTTCTAGAACTTCCAGACGGATCTACTAATTCTAATTTACCAGTTTTCTTACTATAGAACACATGTGGTATAAGCATGAATAATTTATCAATATCAAAGTCACTACCTGTTTTTCTAGTAATGTCTTCATATACTACAGCTGTATCTCCAAGTTCGGCAGGTAAAATACCCACTATATCTAAAGCATCGATAGAGGCAAGAGACTGTGTAGGAATACGATACCCTATAACAGATAATACATCTTTACCTATAGCTGCTTTTAATTCAGCATTAGTCATAGTTTCCCACCCAGGAATATTTTCTACAACTCTATAAGGTAATAATATCTGAGCTAATTCTAATTTACCATTAACAATTCTTGGCGGAGCTAAAGGAGTGTTGTCATCTTTTATCCATCTAATTTTAGATTTAGCTTCTCCATCTAACTCTGCTATAGATTGTGGATTCTGTAAAAATCCAAATGAAGATATTTGTACTGCCTGTGTACCGTTTGCAGAATAAGTAACTGTTGACTTGCTTAAAGTATTTGCAAGCTTATTCATTATTTTTCTTCTAGATTGGAATATCGCATCAAATTCTAGTCCTGCTTGTAATCCTTGAAGTACTGCCTCATCTTTAAACTTATCCTTTTCAAAAATTCCTATTAATTCCTTTCTGAATTTATCTTCGTTTATTTCTAGATCTTCTGAGATACCAAATCTATCAAAGAATTCTTTTTTACCTAGTTCAGATATAGCACTTTCTAAGTCTTGCACTTCTTGTAGCCACTGAGGCCCAGATTTACTTCCTATTTTAGCAGTATCGCTAATATCTCCAAGCATTAACATTTTAGTCTGAGAACCAAATGTCCCGTCTTTTACACCTTTGGCATTAACATCTTGTTGTTTACCATATAATTGGTGGGATTTTTCTACATATTCTAATTCAAACTCTTCAGGATTTAGTACTGCTCCTGCATCATCGTCTATTTTAGTTCTTTCTCCTGCTCCAACTTTAACGGCAGATTCTACAGATACAGACATTCCTATTTCTTGTCCATTATGTTCTTCCGCCCAAGTAGTTTCAGCTTCAGTCATTTTATCATATAGATCTTGTAACTGAATAGTATTTACCAGTCCTGGCCAGAGCGTTACTTCTGCAGTTTTTTCTCTATAAGGCACATTTAGACTATTCTTTATTTCTGTTCCTCTGGCTGTACTCTTTTGAGGCATTAGCATTAAAACGTCTTCAGTGTTTAATTCTCCTGCCATCAGTCTGTTAAATGAGGCCTCTGTTTTAGCACTCCATTGGCCTAATCCTTTCATTCTTTGTTTACGTAATGTAGGGGTTATCCAGGTAGTAGCATCTGCTAAATCGATTTCATCGTAAGATTCTACATCGCTTATATAGTCAGAAGGTTTGAGCACATCAAATACTGTAGATTGTAAGTAAAAAGGATTTACTTCATATAAATTAGTTTGTTTATCCTTATAGATACGTAAAGGCGTTACTCCTGTACTATATAAATTAGATCTTTTAGGAAAGTCTTCTACACTTTTATAAAAGGCAATATTACCTACAAATAATTTAGTAGATTCTATATTAGCTATTAAACTGTTATATACATAATCAGAAATTGCTCGTCCCACCTTTAAGTTATCAGGAACATTTTTATATAATTCCCCACTTTCTAAGACATTAATATCTATTTGTTTATTTGTAAATACAGATTCTTTGTCTTTTTTTGAAGTAACTACTCCTACCAAATTATAATCTATAGCTTCAATTAGTTGTTCTTTTGCTCGAAGTTCAAATTGCGCTTTAATTAAATTTTCTATAATAGGACTATTTAACGTTTCAGAATTAATTGGTTGGGGCTTACCGTTTTGATCATATAACTTTAAAGCAGCAGCAATAGGAGAGCCAAAATTAAGCTCAGGAAATAAATAGTGTTTAAATGCATTCCCTGCAGGAATCCCATCCACTCTTTCATTACCATTTTTATCATAGTGATAAAATAATATTTGCTTATTTTTACTTAGCTTATTCTCGTTGTCAAAAACCTGATTATAGGCAACCTCCATTGCAGACAGCTCATCTATGATATAGTTTTTAAAAGTATTGAGCACTTCATCTGATGTATACTCAAATGTGAATTCTTCGTTTTTTAAACTTATATTAACTCCAGAAGAGTATTGCGGAGTACCTACAATATTATAAAGAGTACGGGCGTTACCAGGAGTCATTAAAAATTGATGTCCTTTCAATACTCTATTTATTCTATCAGCTAATTGATCAGGCTCTGAAAGATTGAAATACTTAATACCTTCATAGGTATCCTCTTCTTTCATTTGCATAAATACTTCTTTATTAAAGAGCTCTCTATTCTTTTCGTCGGCCAATAAATAATTTAACCATTTAGAATTCTTATTATATACTTGTCCTTTTAAAGCTTCTAAATAACTTAAATCTCCTTGCTTAAACTGTGCAATGATTTGAGATAAATAACTTATATCTGAAAACGGCCAATAAATATCTCCTTTGGGCCCTAAAACACTATTTTCATGAAATCCTAGTTCAAACTTTGCTTGAGACTTAGCTAATGCTAATACACCTTTCTCGTCTTTATATAGATTAATAACTTTACCGTTTTTATCTTCTATAGGACGCTGCGCTCGTTTAGCATCTTTATACTTACCATATCGATCTGCTAGTTTTAATAATCCCTGCTTTCCAAATACAAATTCTAAATTACTAAAAGTATCTAGAACTTTACTCGCCATTGTTTTACCTTTAGCGACTTCATCTATATGATATTTTAAAGCTTCTGTAGACATATCTATACCAACAGAGTCTAAGATTTGAGATAGCTGTTGTATGTATTGAGCTGGGTATGCAGTTTTATCTGCTTTAGCTGCTTGTCTATATTCTTTTAAAAGCTTTTGAAAAGATCTGGCGGCTGCTACAGCAACCTCATCTTTAAACAAGTGTTTACCTGTTCTACTATATTTAGTTAAAATATTCTTAAAGCCTTCTTGCCATTTCTCTCTAACCACCTCTTCTTTAGCCTGCACATCTGCTTTACCTACTTTGAAGGTTCTACTCCCAGCCTCTCCAGAATAAAGAGTTTGAGAATAAGGCTGTTGCTCTAAAGCAAAAGCAGTTGTAAATCTAGTTCTTCTTTGTTCGGAAGTAGGAGAATTCCCTTTTGCATTTTCTAGCTTATACTCAAGCTCTACAAGAAAAGGATAATATTTTGTTAAAGATCTAATTTTACTTAAATATGCCTCGTAAACATCTTCAGTGTTCTTATCAGATACAATACCTGTAAGTTCTTGGGCAAGTAAATTATAAACTTCTGAAAAGTTTACAAATTTAGGCATTCCCAATGTCTTATCTTTTCTGATAGATCTCTTTTTAACTCCATCTATCACCTCTCCTGTATAGAAAGTATCATGAAGACCTCGGAATAAAAGTTTTGTACTAGCTTGTGCATTATCTTTAGGAGAAAAGAGTTCTTTAGATTTTAAATTTAATCCAGAAGTTTTCTCCTCTTCTTTCATTTCTTCTTGCTGCTCTATAATACCTTCAGCAGCTAATCTATTCTTAATAGCAGCCACGAGTTTAGAACTTTGGCTTATACCTGGGTAACCTTTATCATTCAAAAGATCATAATTAAGTAAATCCTCTTTAAGAATTTTCACAATATTATTTCTGTGAGGATCTTTACGTACTATATTTTCTAATTGTAATAATATAGGACGTAATTTTCTAACATCTATATCTGATATATTTTCTATATCATTGATATTATTAATAAGCATGCCGTGAAAGAAGTTTACAATATCGTCTACCTGTCCAATTGTTAACCCAGAAATTCGATCTAACCCAAAAGCAAATTTATCTAAAGCTTCTTGTGAATTCCTAGCTTTAGCCCACCAAGTTCTCCCTTCGTTATTCATATAGAACTCTCCAACTAAAGCGGGTTCGCCTAAACTATTAACAAATCTAGAATCTTGAAAGAAGGTTTTAAAATCTTCAGTATCTGTAGCTGCATATAATGTTACTGCAGTTTCAGGTTTATTGTCTACTAAATTAGATAACTGTGTAAACAATACAGACTCTTCTCCAGAGTCTGTAGTTACACCAGTAACAATACCTTTATCATTTCTGTTTATATTACAAGCCATTCTAGTCGCATTCTAAATTATTGATACTATTATCTATATCCTCACTTTTAAATGTACTCATAGGATCTCCAAACATACTAGGGTCTCCCCATTCTATCGTTTCCTCTGAAGACATATTTCCTTCTTCATTTTGCAAATTTACAGGAAGTTTTTGTTCTAAACCAGATTCGGCTTGTAATTCTTTCAATTCCTTTCCTGTAATTACAGTACCCTCTTTAAGCTTTAAGGCTAGTTTACTATAAGTAGGGACTATATTTCCTAGCCCCGCATCAATTAGCTCTTGATCTTTTTGTAGATCTGTTTCTGTTGCACCAGTAAGACCAGCCATCTCTGCTTGCATTGCTTCTAATGCCGCCATAGCATCTGCTTGCATATCTGCAGGTAAATCAGAAAGATCCATAGTTTCCACTCCTTCAGTTTTAGGCTGAATTGGCTTCTTAGATTCTTTTTCAGCTACGGGTGCTTCGGGTTTTACCACTGGAGAAGGCCCTGGCAAAGGTGCTGCAGTTCCTCTTGGAGCATTTATAGGAGAAAATCTAACAGTAGGTTGTACGAATATAGAACCAGTATCTTTATTAGCATAAGCATTAGTATATACTAATTTATGTTTAGTTAAAAACATATTATATGCATTTTGAGTTTTACTATTCATATACCCTACATTAACATGAGAACGCATGTTACCCATTAAGTATTCTATAATCTCATCTTTTTGAGTTCCCCATTCTTTAGCAGTATATGTTTTATCTCCTAAATATAAAGTACCGTTAGAATAATGAAGTGTAGGAGCTTTACTATTTATTGTTTTCTTACCTTTATATACAAGTATATCTAATATTTGATTATATGTAGGAGCCTCTGCTTCTTTTATTTCATCTAATATTTTTGCAAGATCTTTATAGATTTCTTGTTCAGAATTTTGAAGTAATTCATATCTAGATATTTCAGAATTCAAACTATCCCCTTTTAACACCTGTGCATATAGTTGGTATACTAATGCTGCTAAATCTTTATTTAAGTCGCTTGTAAATACTCTTAATGGAAATATCTCACCATTATTCATAGGTACTTTTACATATACAGCTCCGTCGTTATTAGAAATAGCATTACCTTCCTCATCTAATTTAGGTTTAACAGATAGAAATTGTAAATCTGTATCTACTTCTCCGTGTTCATTTATATAGTTCCCATTACGAGCAAATATAAATTGCGGAACAATTGGATTACCTGGTCTACGTAAATTTAATACTGTATTGATATTATTTTTAGCCGTTTTGTTTACGTTATTTAAATGTCCTCCTGTCATATCTGTAATAACACTTCTGGACTCTATACCTTTTACATAATTTGTATACACTGTTTTTCTTAAGTCAGCTAATAATCGTCTAGCTTCTTCATGCTCTTTCTCTTTAATATGTTGCTCTATATAAGAAGGTAGGTGCACATAAGTTTGAAATTGACTTATACCTGTACTAGATTTTGCATTAGGCACTTGTATAAGAGCTTTTATAGGGAGCTTATCTAATTCTGCTTGCGTTAAAGATTTCTTATTTTTTACTTTATTTAAAATAGCTTCCATTCCCGCAACCTTTGTTAGGTTAGGATCATTTAGATCTATCTTAAATACTACATCAAATCCTTTAACGGTCCCGTCTTTTTTAAGCTTACCGAATTCAGTGGTATCATTTCCTTCTAATAAACTAACTAATCTTTCGTTGAAGGAGCTTATTTCTCCAGACTCCCAAGGATGATTTAAAGATTTCCAAGCAAGTGAAAGTATTGTTTTAAGTGGTTGTATTTCTTCTGTAATAGAAGAATCTTTAGCGTTTGCTGCTTCATTAGATATATCTACATCATTATTATTAGGAACATCTATATTAAGCTCGCTAGAATGTACTACAGCCTCTCTAGTCTCCCCTAAGTCAGCTACTTCTGTTTCTTCAGCAGTAACTTGAGGACTCTCATCAGTTGGTACTTCATTACTTACAGTATTGTCATGGAAAGGACTTTCATCCTCTCGTTCCTCTGACTCAACAGTAGTTTCAGCCCCACGTTCTATTTCCTCTACTTTTGGTTTGGCGTTGGCTTGGGCGTCTGTTTTGTCTGGAGCAGTTTGTTCAGCTCCAATACTCTCTGCGCTAAGAGGCTCGCTTGTTGATTCCGAGGCGTCTTGTTTAACTTCCTCTTCAGTTCTAGCGGCAGTATTGGCATCAGATCTTTTTCCGAAAACGTCTTCATAATACTCTTCTTTATATTTATTAATTTTGTTCTGCACATAATTCTCAATATGTGCATCTCTTGCTTTTAATACTTGAGCTATTTTAGCAGGACTTCTTAGTTTATTTAATTTTTCATTATAAACTATAGATACTGGAGTTTCAATAACTTCAGGGAATCCTTGCTTTCTTTCAAATGCTGTAGAATATCGTTGCTCTACAGTATCTTCTATATAATACTTCTTACCTTCGAATTCAAATACTTGATCTCCTTTTGTATCTAGTAATTCTAATTGAGCTTCTTTCTTAATAACTTCTATTAGAGTTATTAGTCTAGATATTTCTTGTACAATAAAAGGATTAACAAATGTAACTTTTTTACCGTTAGAATCAAACAACGTTACTCGTTTAGGAACATATCCAGGTTGGTCCTGTCTAAAGATAAACGGATCAATAGCAGATAGAGGATTTATAAATAGATTGTTATAGTACTCTCCATTTATTTCAAACGTTCTACCATCGGCTATAATACGAATTCCTGCAGCCTCATGCTGACTTTCTAAAGCCTCTACACCAAACTCAGATAATGTATTCTCATTTATATTTTGTCCCAGTACATATTCTTCTCCAGCTTGAGTTTCGAAAATAATTTCTCCAGTCTCAGTGTCTCTAAATAATAATCCTTCTTGGCCCATAAACCGTACTTGTACGGACGCATTAGGATGAGATAATAGTACACCTATAGGAGTTTCTTCTGTAGCTTCTATATCTACGCCGCGCTCTTCTAAAGAAATTAATCTTTCAATTTCTGCGTCTTGAGCACTTAAAAGATTTTCAACATCTTCAGACATAGGAATACCTAATTCTTTAGCAAGCGCTTTAAATTTAGATTTCGTACTTTTTGCTATATCTTTTAAGGCCTGCTCTTTTTCTTCAGGAGTTATAGTAAGTGCTTTTTCTAATTGCTCTACTAAAGGTAACTCTTCTTCTTTAGCTTGAGCTGCAAGTTTTCTTTCTCGTTTAGTTCCTTGCTGCTCTCGTCGCAATTTAGTTTCTTCTGCTATATCTTGCTCTTTAGATTCTGCTAAAGCATCATCTTCTTCTTGTAATATTTCATCTCTTACTTCTTCAGCCTCAGTCTCCGATTCAGTTTTAGTTTTAGCCTCTTGTTTATCAACTCCTTTTAAATCAGAAGGTTTTAATTCTTTATTAACTACTTCATTTACAAGTTTTATATACTCTTGGCGTAAAGCTTCCACCATACCTATATCCTCCAATAAAGGAGCAAACTCATTTTTATTAATCTCTGTTACTTTATTATCTTTATTAGTATTAGTTAACATGTCAGCAAGAGCTGATTTAAGTTCTACACTACTTATATCTAATCCTAATAATGAATCGAAATTAATATTACCATTACTTAATTCAGATATTTCCTGGCTAAGACTCGCTCTTCTTGTGTCCAGGGTATCTGCCATATAACTATAGTATCTAATAGCTTCTCCTACTATTGCCTTTTGGAAATCATCTAAATTCTTAGCTCCTAAAATAAATTTATCTACTTTAGGTTTTTCTTTTTCTATGAATTCTATTTTATCTTTTATTTGTCTTACCTGTTCAGAAACATCTTTAATCTTTATGTCTTCAGGTATTCCCATAGCCTCTTTAAACTCCTCATTTGTAAGGGTCTCTAAAGAACCTACAAAAGCTTTAAGATCTTCTACACGACCCGCTTCTATATATGTATCTATAAGGGAAAATAATGCTCTTGACTCTTCATTTTTATAAGAAAATACATCGCCTGCTTCTAGGTGCTTGTCCATTCTTCCTTGAGACTTTTGTATTTGGGCGTGTGCTTTTAATAATTTAGCAAGAGTTCCATTAGGATCTAATCCATTTAGTTTAGTAACAAGATCTTTAGTTCTTTCATATGTTTTAACCCATTCTTGTCTGGATGTAACTCCTTCTTCTCTTAAAGAAGAGCCTACTTCCCCAAGCTTACCTAGTAAGGCCCCTAAGAATATAGCTTGCTGTCCCTCTTTTGTTTGAGGGGCTTCTACATATCCTTCTAAAAGGCTTCCCATTATTCCCATACCTCCTTCAATATAATCAGACATTTCTGACCAAGGATCGGAGGAGTACACATCTGTAAAATAATCTTCTACCCCTACATTAATAGCAGCTTGAGACCATTCTTCAAATGCTTCTACAGACGGGCGTTTGAACCATGCCGCTGTTTGAGCAGCTCTTTGCCATCCTTTAGGTAAATCTTTAAGTGCATACTTTAAAGGAGCTTTTTGGTCTATTAGTCCTTTCATATATTTAGTAGAGGTAGGAGACCATCCTCTAGAAAACATTTTACCGAATTGTAATATATTACTTCCACCTACAATTAAAGTATTCAATCCAAAAGCTGTATTTGCTGCAGTATCTGATAATATATCCATCTCCTGATCAGTCATCCCTACGTATCTAGGATCTCCTTCAGATCTAAGTTGGCCCATTATTTCAATGGCTCTACGTTTAGACTCTCTAGCTTCTATACCAGCTTCCCCAATTGCTGAAAATAAACCTGCTCCAAATAAATTTGCAGATTGTGCTGTAGTATTTACATGTCCTATAGCATCTCTTAACTTACTTATTTCAGAAGCCGTGTAAGATAGGTTAGAACCTCTCCATTTATTTACAATATTTCTCCAAGCTTTTACTCGGCCCATACCAATAGCTCTAGAGCTTTTTCCTATAACTCCAGAAGCCCCTGCCGCATAACCACTTCCGATAGCGCCTGCTAAAAATCCAACTCCTTGTAGTCCTTGATCAGACCAAAAGTTTGCAGTACCTAGACTTTTCCAAAAGCCATAATCTTTTTCTGCTTGTGAATAAAAATGGGGGAGTTCTTTTCTAAGGTATTCATGAAAACTATCAAAAGATTGTGTTATAGGATTATCAAATACACCTGCAGTTCTTCCTGTAGCAACGGCGTAAGGAATTCCTGCAAATACATCTACAAAAGGTTCTAAAAATGTAGTTGTAGCAGTACCTAACATTTTAACCACTCCATTCCCCCATTTACTTGCTTTGCTTTGTAATTGTGCTGCAGTACTTTCTAAGTTAACTCCTGGACGAACATCTACACCATAATCTCTATATATATCACGCTGTCTAGATTCCTCAGAAGTAAACCCAGGTATATCAGGAGTTAAGGTTGTAGGAGTAAATCCTAAATCTACTACACTAGCTTCTCCTGAAGGGGCAAGCGTAAATTCGGGAGTTTTTACAGCTTCAGGAAGTAGGTCTTTTCCTAAACGCATTTGAGATACCTCTAGACCAGCTACTCCTGCGGGTACTATTTCATCATTTCCGTTTGCCATTATTTATTATAGTAAGAATTTACAATATCTGCTCCTGTGTTACCACTTGTATCTAATTTTTCTCCACTTTGCATAAAATATTTATATGCTAAATCTTCTAAACTAGCTCCTCTAATAGCTTGTCTACCATATTGATCATCATATCCCACCAATTTTCCTTCATGTTCACCACTTTTTACTCTAAATTCAAATATAGATAAATTTCCAGGTTTATCAGTACGTCGTATAATTATATTAAATCCTGACATATCTCTTTCGATATAAGGATTACCTTTACTGTCTGCCGTATTTGTAGTCATATCTGCAGTTTCAATTCCAGTTAACTGGGCAGGACTAAGAACAAAAGAATTTGCTAATACTTGCGATCCGTCTTTATAATAAGCACCTGAAGCAGCTGTTCCTTCACTTTCTTTTGCTAATGTTAATAATTGAATTCCTAAATCCTGGTATCTAATCATTTCATCTTTTGAGTTAGTACCTTTTACAAATTTAGTTTCTTCTATTCCCCCAACCTCAATATCTGCAGTTCCTGATATTTTATTATACTCATATAAATCAAATTTATATGCAGGAGCACCATGAAGCATTGTTAATGTAGGAGTAAGACGCATCGTTTCTATAGGTCGCTTATCCTTTAAAGGTTCGGCCTTCACATCTTCGTTTGCATAAAAATCTGTATAAGCTACATCTCCACTATGCATCATTTCTGTTAAGTTATCAGTTAATCTTGTTGTGTATGAATTTTTTCCGTAACCTTTAACTGGGCGTAAGGATGTTTCATAAGTTTCTAAAACATCAGCACGTCTAGCTTTTCTTTGTATCCATTGAGCAGCTTGTAAATAAGGCATTATAGATTCTCCTTCTTTAAAAGCTTCGCTTAAAATACCATAATTTTCAGGAGTTAATTTTTTAAGTTGTTCTATTTGATCTGCAGTAGTAGGTAATAAATCAATTGAAGTTAATCCAGGAATGGCAGATAATATCTGAGCCTTTTTATTAAATTGCTCTTGATTTACACCCTTTAGAGCTCCTTTATTACTTTTTACCTTTTTTATATTTTTATAATAGCTTTGCATAGACTTAGAAAACGTATCATCGCTCCACCAGATAGATTTAGCAGCTTTATCTTCAATCATTGCTTTACTCTTTTCTCCAGCAGCTACTAGTAAATCATTTCTTCTAGTTTTAAGATCATTTAATCCTAATTCATGAGTACTATATTCAACAGTACCTGAATCTGTAGCATCTAATAAAGCTTCTTGCTCTGAAATTTGAGCATCTAAATTTAAAATTTCACTTCCTACTGTTTCAGAAGTACTTTTATCAATAGGTAAGAAAGGACTATCTCCTACTAAATATGGAATCTGGTCTTCCGCACTAAGAGGAGTTCCAGTCAATTCCGCACTATCAGGCACTCCTGTATATGCAGTTTCAGATTGTCTAAATATATTACCACTTGCTACTCCTATATTATTCATTCTTTGGTCTTTCCACACATCTCTATATGTAGCCTCTGTAGCAGCTTGATTAGCTTGAGCTAATTGTTGGGGATCTGTTGTACCTAAAGGAGCATAAGCATTTACATAGTTTTGATATTGCTCAGAGTATTGATTTTGTAATCCTTCATTTGTTTTTGCATCTGCAGTATATTCATATGTAGCAGGATCAAAGTTTTCAGGAGCTTTTGTACCAGATAGCATATATCTATTATTATAATAAGCTTGTACTTGCTCGTCTGTCTGCAGTGCTACATTAGATACCTTTCTAATTTGTTCTGGACTTAATGTAGTACTTTCTTGAATAACTTTTCCTTTATTATTTAATGTCTGATATACAGCCTCTCCTTTATTATTGTATCCTGCAAAAATTTGATTTGTTAGTGCAGCAATTTTTGTAGGATCCATTTCCTTAACTATTTCTCTAGATTTTTTAGCTACATCTACAAAAGGATATATATCAGGAGTAGTAAATTTAGGAAGCGGGTTATTTAAAGGATCTTGTAAATAGGCATCATACTGCTCTTGATAATTTTTACTAGCTTGAGATAAAGCCGCAGTACCAACCCCAGGTTCATACCCTCCTTTACCCTTCATAAATAGTTCAGTATTATCACTTATATCTTTTTGAGCTGCCTGATATTGAGCTCCTGCTCTAGATAAATGCCCTAACTCTCCGCTGGCAAGACTTTTATAGAACTGCCCCATAATATTTCCAGTATTTACTTTAGCTAAATCTCCTCCCGCAGCATCTATTTGCTGCCCAATACTATTTAAAAAGGGTTGTACTTGTTCTAAAGCTTCGTCCTGCATCCCTGGAGGAACATTGGCTGCAGTATTATATAAAGACTTTTGAAATTCTAAAATATTTTTTTGATTCTTATCATACTCAGCTTGACGATAACGATTCATTTCAAATACTTTATCATATGGAAGTGGTACATATGCCTGACTCTGAATAGGCCCAGCTAATAATCCTGCTCCTTGTATTTTATTTCTTGCCATATCTTGTTTATTTTTTTTAAGCTAACTTCTTTTATGGGTTAAAAGTTCCCAAAGGATTATTTTGGAACCACTCTTCCGTAGAACCAAAATTTAGAGTTGGTGCTTGGTTACTACCTGCTTGCCACGGAGTATATCCTCCAGAATTTCCACCTATATAGTTACCGCTTGAACCATAGTTTCCAAATGGCGCTTGACTTTCCATAAATTTTTCCTTACGTCTGCCTGTAAAATACTCTTGCAATCCTGTTAAGCCTTCATTTAAGTGCCCTTGTCTAGCTAATCCTCTTTTTTCATTAAAGCCTCTCATCTGAAGCTCTAGTTCTTTATTAGCAACATCAGCTTCATATCCTTTTAAGTATTGATCTGCCATAAATTGATTTTCCATAAGCCCAAGTTTGCCTAAAGTATTTGCTTTCATTGGAGCAATTTTAGCAGTTGTTGCTAAATTACCTTGGATTATATCTGCAGCAGATCCTCCGCCTCTATTTATAGCATATCTAGTAGCCGCTTCAGATTGATTGATAGGATTCATTATAGCTGCTGTGTCTACATTAAATTCTTGAGGAATATATTGTGTTGTATAGTCTCCAGCATTATATGGGACAGCATCTTTACTAAAAGCAGCTCTTCCAAGATTTGTAAGAGTACCTATATTTTGACCTAAGAAATTTGTAGCGTTTTGCCCAGACTCAGTTCCTAACCAATCTTTTCCCTTTTGAAACCACTCTCCAAGCCCTGCTTGTAAAGGCTTATTTGCTAATCCTTTCTCTTGCTTTTCTTTTTCTTGTTCTCTATAGTAGCCTACAATCTTTCTTTTAATTTGAGATAAAGTCATTTTCTTTCCTTCATCCGCTATAACATCCCCAGTATCTTTCTGGTTAAATAGATCTTTATATTGCTGAATAAGTTTTTTAGCTTTATCTGCATAACCTAATCTTTTAGAAAGAATAAATGTTGTGTCGTCTCCAGGTAAGTTAACAGGTACTCCATCGTCTTTTACATTACCTGATACTTCAGATACTCCAGGAACTATTTCGTTAATAGGAGCATTAGGATTTAAACTTTGAAACTGTCCTCCTTTAGCGGAAAACATTATTTCTCCGCTCTCTACATTAGCGTCTTGCCCTATGTCTTGTTTCATGCTTGTAGCTTTACCTCCTTGGGCATAATTTCCTTGTCCATAATTTAGATAAGAATAAGGATTAGAAGTAGGATTATCAGACATCATGCCTGAAGATTCTTGTTGGAACATATTAAATAAATCTCCTCCTACATTTTGTAAGGTACTTCCTCCGCCAGAACCTCCACCAAGAATATTACCCATATTACCTAAAAATCCTGAGCCCCCTGCAGAAGAAGCAGTTCCTGCAGCCCCAGTAGCTCCAGTAGCTCCTGCTCCTGCTCCACCAGCTGCGCCTGCAGCACCTGCAGCACTAAAAGCTCCTGCACCGCCTAATATGCCGACTGCAGTTCCAAATCTTTTTCCCATTTTAAAAGAGTCTCCATACTCCTCCATTGCGTTTTTTCCTACTATCTTTTCCATAGGTAATATTCCCATAGTTAAAGAATCTGCAACTCCTGCTAAACCAGTCCCTATATTTTTTCCAAACTTTTTCCAAAGATCGCCCCAACCTGCTTGAGGAATAGCTCTACCGCCATAAGCTAGATTTTGATTTCCTTCATACCTAAGATCATGTAACTCATCTTCTGTATAAGGTTTTACTTTATCTCTGTACTCTCTATTTATTTGTAAGTTTCTCATCAGATCGTTATCTGGAAACCATGAACCCTGTAATAAAGTACTGTCTCTAGTAATAGCATTTTGAAGAGCTCCTAAATCGTGAGGAGAGTCTGCCCACCCTGTAAAAGGGTAGTCTTGTATATACTGTAAGTAATCTTTATGTTTTTTAGGCGGTTCTCCTCCTTGATTATAATTATTATATTTTTTCATTTGTCCTCCGTATTTTTGTATAGGTGCTCCTCCAGTATGTGGGGATTTATTATTATTATATCTTATAGGTGTCTGCCCTGCATTGGGGCTTGCTTGTTGGTAGCGAGAGGCTGGAGAAACATGACCAGCATAGTATTCATTCATTAAACTATCTATTCCTCCCGTAATCTGTCTTCCTGTATTAGGATCTGTAAAATTAACATTAGGTTGTCCATAAGCAGTTTTCAAGTCATCTTCCCAATTGTATATCTTTGTTCTAGTATCTGTATTAGGATCATACGAATAAAAACTAACACTTGTATAATCATTTCCTCCTGGAGTGGCGCTGAACCGAGTATTATTTGCGTTAGGTTCTGCTATTATATAAGGATTAGAACTTGTAGGTGTGAGGGGTTTACTAGATTTTGTATACGCCATCTCAGGCTTAGTAGGTTCAGGAGGCTGAATCCTTCCTCCCCTAAGAGCCATATCTTGAGGGTTAGGTATACTAGAAATTCTCTTAGTCTCTAAAGGAGATTTATTACTATAAGGTATTTGTAAATATTGTCCACCCCCCTGAATCCCAAATTGTTCTGCTAGTTCAGGATACATAGATTGAAATGTAGGCCCAGTACCTGAAGGATGTATAGTATGATACAGATTTCCATCAGGATTATACTGCATCAGCTTATCCTTAGTTCTCTCTGCTGGGGTAGAGTAGGGAACTTTACGTGGACCAGTTTCTCCCCCGCTCTCAAACTTAGATACTTGTCCCCCGTATTTTAAATCTCTACCTTCTCTATAAGTTTTTAGATATTTTTCAGGTGTTTTATTTGGTGCCTCTGCATCTGGTCCATATATTTTTGGAAACACATTCTCTAAAGATCTGCCATCTCTTAATACGTATCCAAAGTACTCTCTTGCACCTTGTCTACCTAATAAATTAGATAACGCAGAAATCTCATCATCTGTATAATTAAATGGAATTCCCTTATCTTCTAAAACTTTTTTGTACTCTACTCTTAAGTCGTCAGCATTTTTACCTAATCCAGGTACACCTGGTATCCTGTCATAGTACCTATCTTCAAATAATCTATTTTGTAATGTTGTATCAGAAGCAAAAGATTGTCTATCTACGCCTTGTAAGTAGGGAATATTTTCTAACTCTTCTGCATTATATAGTTGGCCATAAAAACCTGTAGCGCTGCTATGAGGATTCATCATTTGTATTCCCCCAGAACTTTCTACATACTTTAACCCTTTCTTAACTTTTTCTAATAAAGGATCGTTATTTTTATTTTTATTCGCCATAATTTCGCAATATACTATTTTTTATTATCTTTTAGAAATTCTGAATAAGGTTTTTACATAATTCAATGCTATTTTATCTTCTGGCCTAGAAGTACTTTCTAATTGTACCTTCATATAAGTCCCTCTCATTCTCTCATCGTTGTTTCTAGGTACATGTAATACAGACATACCTTCCCTCATAGAGTACTCTTCTGAAACTGGAGTTAATACTCCGTCTATAGAGTAATCAGATATAACTTCCGTTATCAATGTATTTGGAGAATTAACTCTAAATCGAGCGATATTAAAATCATTATTTATATCCAAATACATACCATCTGAATTATTCACAGACCACGTAACGGAATCAAATGCTTTAGGATAGAGAGGATTTTTATTTACAATAAATTCAAGTTTAACATTATCATTACTTTCATACCAAGTAGCATAATCTCCTATACCATGTTCATACATTTCAGAAGAATCAGGAGTGACAGAGAAAAGTCTATTTTTAAGATTTATAAATAATGGGGTATTAAATGTATAAATAGATGTAAAAGCATCCAACATTTCATTATATACAATAGTATGAGAATCATTTACACTAAATAATACTTCATTATTTAATGAATCATATCCTGCTGTTATATATGAATCTTTTTTAATGTTTGTACTAAACCAAGACTTAAGTCCTTTAACTTCTGAAATTGGCACCACGCCTTTAGGGCTAACTTTATATAATATTTTAGAATTCCTGTCTATCCAAAATAAACCTGTTTTTCCAACAACTGTTGAAATAAACTTATGAACTCCCGCAAAAGCATTTAAATCTTTAAAGTCTTGAATAACATTTTTACCTGATCCCAATACAATCGAAGCACCTGATTCATCTAGTACGGTTGATACTGGATTAATACTTAATATCCCTACAGCAGTATCTTGTATATAGAACATGAAATCATTAAGGAGGTTTAAAGAATTAATCCCTCCGTTGTTTCCATCAATGTCTACATAATCATATAAAGAAAACTTTCTCCATCCATCTATTAATGCCCCGTTAGACTTTGCATGAGAAAACGCAACTCTACTAGGGAAAATAGTACTAGACGTAAATCCTATAGGCTTTGGAACAAAAGTAACTAAATCATTTTCAGTAGAATAACAGTCTGGAAGAATAAATTGATTTAATGGTGTATCAGTATCTGCTGTAAAATCTGTTTTATTTGCATAATGCCACCCAGATCTTAGTGTGATATTAAAGTCAGTTTCTACTGGAAATATGTAAGACATACTTCGCTGTCTTCCTACGGAAGTTTCATGAAGTCCCTCATTACCATTAGGTCTTCTAGAAGATTCCTCATCATACATGGCCACATAAGTATCTCCTCCCCACACTGATTGCCAACCATTATCTGATTCAAGGGGTGCAAAATGTCCAGTACTAATATAAACATTTTGAGCTCTTGCCGTTTCATCGGATCCTCCATATCTATATTCTGAAACTCCCCGTTTTTTTACAGATACATACAGCTTATCCGATCTATTCCCCCGCATACTCACCTCAGTTAGAGTTCCATCTTGAATGAACTCTAACCGATTAGGAACAAAGCTGCCATAATGCATACCTATCTCTAGTCTTGCAAATAAACATTCTTCTCCAACACCCGCAACCTGTACTGCTGTAGAATCTGTCCAATCTCCTCTGTATAATAAGTTAAATACACCTACATAAGGAGGGTCTTCATCATCGAACCCAGAACCTAATGCAACATTAGATAAATGTCCTCCAGCACTTATTTTATTTGAATAGGCAATATTAAAAATTCTTTCAGGGAATAATGTAGCTGCACTAGTTTGAGTTGTATATTGAGAATTTACGGGCTGCCCGTATATTTGAGTCAAATGAGTTTTTGTACTAACAAAAGTTTTTTCTACGTAAACATTATCTGTAGTGTATTCAAATTGAAAAGAACCTATGAGTCCAGTTTCTACTTTAAGAAAATTATCTGTACTTGAAGGGTAATTATTTGAAAATGCAAAATCAGGAGAGTGTATAAAAACTTTATCATGATGAGGATCTCCGAAAAGAGCCACCTTTTTACTACTATTCCCGCTCATATCACCCCAACTAGTGTGTACCATACTTCTTTCTCTTCCAAATACAAACTCCTCTATGTCAGAAGCGCCAACGTCAACCGTTCCGATTACAGGAGGGCTCGTAAACCGATGCGCCCAGCTAGATATTATACCTGATCCTTCTATACTTTTATCATTATCCTCTCTTTTTACTCTGACTATTGAGTATCCACTTACTTTGCCCTCTAATTCTTCAGGTAAACTTTTTAATCTGAACTCTATACCTAATGCAAATAAAGTATTATAAGGAGAGCCTTTAGGACTATTATCTGTATTATTAAATACATTCTCATGCCCAAAGTAATGTAGCCCATAAGATACTCTGTCCCACCCATTGTCCAGATCCTGCGACATAAGAGCGCCGCCATTATTGATTGAAGTAGTCGGGTTTAGTACCCCACTAAAATCTGTCATATCATTATGATCATCCTCTTCATAATTAAAAACAAGAGCAGCCCCAGAACTATGTATTGAAGGATTATAGTAATCTACATCTGAATTTGCTATCGTAGCAGTGAGCGCCCAAGTATATAAATTACTTTTACCCTCCCAATCCACATCTGATATAGCAGGAAACCTAATATCTCCAATCCAGTTTACAAATCCTGGATTACCTTTTAAATCGTACAATACAATACCAAATCTATAGATTTCATCTCTTCTATAGCCAACAAAATTTTCAACATTAAAAGGATCTTTATAATCTCCTGGAGATAAAGATGTTTTTAAAGATCCTGTAACCTTTCCAGGATTAGAAGAGGCTAGTGTTGTATTACCTGCTAAAACTTTTTTTGTAAATCTGTATTCTATATGAGTTCCCTCTCCTCCTAAAGTTCTACCATCTGATTGGTATCTATATAAATCAGAGTTAGGCACTTCTTCTATATCATCATAATTGTTAAGGGGATTTATATCATTAGTATAAACAGTTGTAGGGGAAACTTTATATGGATACCTTGTAACCTCTGATGTAATTTTATATCGTTTAGCAGTTGCGTCAAACTCTAAATCATCTGTAGTTAATTCTAAATTCCCTAAAAATAATCTATTATCTTTTGCCTCTAACGTAGCAGCTTTATTGAAAGCTTGTGTAAATGCTGTTACTTCTTCAAAAGATATAGGTATATCTTTAGCATTAGTAGTATGTATAAAGGTACAGATTCCATTAGAATTCATACTAGCAGTTCCAATTATAGCCGCAGAAGTAACTCCTTCACCAGTAGATTTATATATAGCTACAATTTCTATAAAATCATAGTCTGTATCCAATCCTTCAAAATCTAAAAGAACTTTTTTTTCGCTATCTTCTCCTGGAGTAGTTCCGTTATATTCATTTTGATTTTCAGGGTCTTCTTGGTAGTCCCAATATGCAGATCCATTAGAAACATGTATAAAATTAGTGGGAGGAGAAAATCTAGTTTCAGCTCCTTCTTGATTTCTTAATCTGTAACAATATTGGTACATTCCAGAATTTAACTCTCCTCCTTGCATAACTTTATCAAGTATAGGAGTAGAGAAAGTAACTTGAGGTGATAACTCTAAATCATCTGTAGAAAGTGTTTGTAGATTCGGATCTAGAATATTTGCAGTTCTAACTGGATTAAAGTTATCTGTCCAATAAATTCTTTGTATATTTTCGTTTTCATACCTACCTATAGCTTGTATAGGATGATCTTCATTGAAATTTAAAGTCTGATTTGGAGTGAAAGGGGAATCTAAATATATAGTAATAGGAGTTAACTCAGGCTCAGTTAAATCTACTTTAAAGATACCTCCAAACTCATCAGGATTTATAGCGGCTTTTATAATAGTAAATAGAATTAATGTATCTTTAATATTAGTATAGCCTATTATTTTTGCATACTCTACCTCATTCATATTAATAATAAATGTAGCATTTGCAATATCTACAGGCCCAAGGTCAACAACTACAGGAGTTGCGGCCCCATTGTTTGATGCCATTATATTTGTTGG